ATTTTTTCGATACATATACAGGTGGTTATTATAATCAGATGGATAAATCCTTAGAGTATTATCACACTTTTATAAATTTATTTTGGAGAATTTTCAATAGATCATTTAAGAGTAGTGATGATAAGAGTGGTGATGAAAAGAAAAGTAATAAGCCTTGGTATATAAATTCAATATCCGGTTTGGATAAAATAACGGCAAAAATACCAAAATATACAGAAGATAAATTAACTATAACTCTATCTGAAGATGTAACAATGATGATGGGTTATATGGTAGATGCATATAATAATTTTATTTATAATTTTAGAGATCAAAGATATAATTTACCGGATAATTTATTGAGATTTAAAATGATGATAAGATTTACCGATTTGAGAACAATGAAATTGGTAAATCATTTTGAAACACCAGATTATGCCTATGATAAAGCAACTCAAATTTATAGTTTATATGATTGTAATTTTGATTTTTTCAATTCTAAAAATTTTACAGATGAGGTTACAGTTGGTGGTTATGGTGTTACAGCAAATAATACACCTGCAACATTAAAATTTGATATTATTTATAAATCAATACAAAAGGAAATAAGAACACCATTACTTAGAGATTCAAGAAATAGAATTATAAATAATAAAGAATGGGAGGATCCTTGGACCGTTTCACTCACTACAAATTTTAGAAATATTTTAAGTAGATCAAAAGAAAGAGAGATGGAATTAAAGGATATTTTGAAAAACGCTTTTGGTGCTGTCAATTTGGTTAATAATATGTTACAAAATTTTATACCAAAATTTAAACCACCAATTCCAATACTTCCTCCGGATATTTTAGGTTCGACATATGATAATATCGGTTATGTGAATCATGATATAGAACAAGAATATGAAGAAATAGATCCATTAAAATCTAGAAAAGATTTAATTCGAAAATTTATAAGATTAATGGATAAACCACCGGCTAAAAGAATAAAAACGGTTCCGCCTAATTTGGGATTTAAATATGTAAGTCCAAGAAAAGAAAATCCTAAACCATTGGGTGATGTTTATAAAAAGGTAATACCACCTAGAGAAAGACCAAAACTTGGTTACAATTATCATAATGACGGTACACCAACTCACGGTGATTTGGGATTTATTTCATTATTTTTAAAACCACCACTTAATAATCCATTGGGTAATCTTTTTCAAAATATAACATTACCACCAATTGATGACTTGGGATATGATTATGAAAATAATGGTACACCAACTCACGGTGATTTGGGATATGATTATGAAAATGACGGAACACCCACTCATGGTGATTTGGGAAATGATTTTATAAATACTGGTGTTAGACCACCGATGCCAAATATTTCATTATTTGGTAAGAAAATTATAGAACCATCAAATTTGGGTTATGTTTTTACAAATCTTTATGAATTGAGAAGTGTTAGTTTGGGTATTGATTATGATAATACCGCGGAAAGAAATATGGTACCTTTGAATACATTATATAATAATTTTGTTGAAAAAGAACAAGTTGAACTTGGAACCGATTTTGTTAACATAGAATCAACTCATACGAATCCAAATTTGGGAACTGATTATATTAATGTTTCTGATAAACAAACTGTTGAATTAAATACATTATATCAACCAGTTGAAAAACAACCAACTACTGATATGGGACAAGTTTTTACAGGAATCCAGAAACCAGAAGTAACAGATATGGGACAAGTTTTTACAGGAACACAAAAACCAAATACTGAAGATATGGGAATAGTGTTTACAGAAACACAAAAACCGAATACTGAAGATATGGGAAATGTATTTGTTGGAACCGAAAAACAGAATATTGAAGATATGGGAACTGTATTTACTGGAAAAGATAAACCGGAAATGAATGATATGGGTAAAGTCTTTAATGGAACAGAGAAACCAGAAACTACTGACATGGGTAAAGTTTTCACTGGAACAGAGAAACCAGAAGTAAAAGATATGGGAGAAGTTTTCACTGGAACAAAGAAACCAGAAGTAACAGATATGGGTCAAGTTTTCACTGGAACACAAAAACCAAATACAGAAAACATGGGTGAAGTTTATGTTGGAACACAAAAACCGGAAATGAATGATATGGGTCAAGTTTATATTGGAAAGGATAAACCTGAAACAAATGATATGGGAACGGTATTTACCGGAACACAAAAACCGGAAACTAGAGATATGGGTGAAGTATTTACCGGAACAAATAAACCAGAAACAATGGATATGGGTGAAGTTTATACAGGAAAACAAAAAGACAGAATGGAAGATATGGGTCAAATTTATAATGTTCCACAAAAACCTGAAATGAATAATATGGGTGAAGTTTATAGAAACAAAGATAAAGATGAAACAAATTTAGATTTGGGTAATGTGTTTAGTAGTAAGGATAAAGATGTAAATCAAGATTTGGGACAAGTTTTTGTTACGGATAGAAAAAATACGGAACAAGAAGATATGGGTAAAGTTTTCAATAATAAAGAAATGGAATCCAGTGATAATGATTTAGGTCAGGTTTTTATAAATAAAAAAGAGAAAGAAATTGATTTAGATTTGGGAAATGTTTTTTCTAATACTAAATTTTTATTTCCAAACGATGAAGAGTTAGGAAAAACATATGAAAATAATATAGCTGAAGAATGAAATTTTTAGATAATAAAATATTTTTTGGAATTGTTGAAGATAACAAGGATCCAAATAAAAGAGGTCGTATAAAAGTTAGAGTTCAAAGTGTATTTGATGATATTCCTCTTGAAGATATACCATATGCTTCACCAACAGGTTCGGTTGATGGTAAATCTTTCAATGTACCCGCGGTGGGAAAAGTTGTATCTGTAGCTTTTGCTTGGGGTGATCAATATCAACCATATTATATTGCAAGTGTATATTTTAATGTTAATTTGGAGAAGAAATTGAAAGAATTAAGTGATGATGAATATGCTGGTTTCACCGCTCTTACATTTGATAATAATTGTCAAGTATTTGTTGATGATAAAGCAATAACACTCGATTATTTATTCAACAAAATAACGATAAATGATAAGAATATAAATCTAGAATTAAAAGACAATAAAGGGAAAGTAACATTGGGAACGGTAGATGCAAATCAACCAGCTTTATTAACAACCCATTGGTTAAATTGGTTTGATAAATTTGTAAACGCTCTTATAAAACCAAGTTCTTTAGTGGGTAATTTATCAAGTCCAGTTCTTAAACCAGAAATAGACGCTCTTTTAACTGAATATCAAGCTATTAAAGATAATTTTAAATCCAAAAACGTTTTCATTGTTGATAATAAAAAAGTAAAGAAATTGAAATAAATATGGCAACAAGACAAAATGATCCTATGACAGATGATAATGTCGATATGAACAAAGAAAATTATAAAGAAAGTGATTATACCGGAAAAGAAGCTAAGGAATCTGTAAAAACTGAAACAAACAAACAGACAGAGAAAGCAGTTGCTGCCACACCATCAACTAATACTTTAGAAAAGACTGGTGCACCAGATCCAGAAAACCCGGGAGTAATGGCTCAAAATTTGGATAACGCACTGGGTGATTCAACAAAAAAAGATGAAAAAAATAAACTTGAATATATTCAGAAAAACAATCCTGAATATTTTGAAGAAATAGGAATGGATCCTGATGATGCTTTTACATCTTTATCTGGTGTCACTAGTGATTATGAAGAAGTGGAAGAAGATACAACTATTGTGGATTATGGTGGATATTCTTATAGTGATACAAATCAAAATGCATCGGACTCATTTAGACCAACAGTTATATTGAAATTTGATGGTGATTTTTGTCATCCAATGGGTAAAAATGGTTGTAGGATAACAAGTCCTTTTGGTTTTAGAATTTTAGGTAATCCCGGTCCTTGGGAATTTCATGGTGGTGTTGATTATGATGGTGAAATAGGTGATCCTGTATATGCTATTAGTGGTGGAAAAATTACTAAAGCTGAATTTGGATATAATGGTTACGGTAATCATATTCATTTAGAAATTACAATTAAAGGTGGAAAATTTGAATGCGTTTATGGGCATTTGAGTAAAATTCTTGTTAAACAAGGTGATGATGTTGTGAAAGGACAACAAATTGGTGAAGTTGGTAATACCGGAAAATCAACTGGTCCACATTTACATTTTGAAATACGAGATAAATCTATGAGACCTATAACAATCCCAACTACAAGTTTTTCCGCTGGTTATAAAGATAGAAAACCATTACCCGGTGATGCTGGAATGACAACTAATGCTTTTTATGGTGTTGAAAAAGTAAATGGTAGTGATGATTTGATAATTCCAAAAACAAAATATTTTCTGGATCCAGCAAGACTTGGAATAAATAGTGCCTAATTTTTAAACCTTTATCTTATTTTTCGGTATAAAATATAAATTAAAAAGTAATTATGCCGAAGTTTATAAATGATCTATTTTGGGAATATTATCGTCCTAAAACATTGAACCAGATGGTTCTCTTACCAAGAGTTAAAAGTTTAATTGGAAATGGATTCAATATGAATTTCTTGTTACATGGAAATAGTGGAACAGGAAAATCAACAGTTACAAGAATTCTTTTAAAGGATAAATCTTTTAAGAGAATAAATGCATCTCTTTATGGTAAGGTTGATATTTTAAGAGATGAATTAGATGAATTCTGTACCACAATGAGATCACCATTAATTAAATCTGAAGATAAAAGAAAATATGTTTATCTTGAAGAATTTGAAAATTCAACACCGGAATTTAAAGAAGGGTTTAAAGCTTTTGTAGAAGATTTCGATAAACATGTTAGATTCATTATAACGATGAATGATTTATCATGTGTTAATAATGATGCTTTATTATCCAGATTCACTATATTAAAATTTGATCCAATTGATGATGAAGAAAGAAAATTCTTACACGATGGTTATTTCAAATATTTATCAGCGGTCGTCAAACACGCGGAAATGCAAGTATCTGATGATACAATTAATAAATTAATAACAACATATTTCCCAGATTTAAGAAGAGCTGTTCAAGGGATTCAAGAAATTTATATTTCCGGTCAAGAAAATATAATCATACAGGAATCATTTACAGATATTTATAACTTCATAATGAATGGGAAAACTACATTAGATAATATTTATGAATTTGTGGTTGATAATTATACCAATAGACCCAAAGAATTGATGGTTATTTTGGGGAGACCTTTCTATAAGTATATGATTGACAATAATTTGGATATAATACAAAGTAAGGGGTTTAAATTGATTGGTGTATCAAAACAATATAACGCGGAATATGATTTTACGGTAGATCCTGTTTTACATTTGGTTTCTTATATTTCAGATTTGAAAAAAATAATTAGTGAATGATGGTATCAGAAGATGAATATAAAAATGCTTTAAAAATAATCAAACAATACGAAAAAGAACAATCGGAAAAATGGTCATGTGATAAATGTGTGAAACAATTTATGAATCCTTTCGATCAATATTTTTGTGAGGATAATTTCAATATGAGAAAAAAAAATTGTGGTGGTCAAAATTTCGTATTGTATAAAAAACAAAAACCCAGATAAATCTGGGTTTTGTCATTGGCAACTTTAAGTGTTTAATCTAAACAGGAGTTCATCGGAGTAAGTTACCTTTTTTATATCTAAATACATATAATGAATCATTTTTTACATTCATTATATTCAAATACATATATTTTATTTCTTTTCAGCTTCGAGTTTATCTGAAAAATCATCAATATAGTTTACATATTCAAGAAATTTTTCTTCTCTTTTTAAGGAATTCTTTCTTTCGTTCGGTAAATCAATTTCTATATGACAACGAACTTTTGCTGGGTTGGCGTCAAGAATAAAAATATCTGATGAAAGAAAAACAGCTTCCCTGACATCGTGTGTTACTAACAAAATTGTTGGATCCAATCCATTATTATCTTGAAATATTTTACGAAGAAATAACTGCATAGAACGACGAGTTACGGTATCCAAAGCACCAAATGGTTCATCCATTAACAAAAAATTTGGATTGGCAACCAAATTACGTGCTATGGCAACTCTTTGTAACTGACCACCTGAAAGGATAGGGTATTTAGCCCACTTCGATTCATGACCTTCTAAACCAACAATTTTAATCATTTCCATAGCTTGTTCACGTGCTTGTTTTAACGGAACTTTATTGAGAATCAATGGAAGAGCTACATTATCTAAAACAGTTTTCCAAGGAAAAGATGAATATTGTTGAAAAACCATAGGAATATGATTATCACTTTTTAATTTTGAACCGTGAAGATAAATATCACCCGATGTCGGTTTTTGTAATCCACAAATATAACGTAAAATCGTTGATTTTCCACAACCAGATTTCCCAAGTAATGTTACGAATTGTCCCCTACCTTTGATATCTTTAATACTTAAATTTAGATTTTCAAAGACAACATTTTTCCCTTTAATCGGTTTCGGTTGAGATGGATTAATAAACATTGAACTCTTTTTTTGTGTTCCGTTTCCGGGACTGTCTGTTTTCCCGGGTACGGTTTGTAGAATTACATCATATTCTTGTTTTACATTAACAATATCAACGATGTTTACTTTCTCGTAATTTTGATTCGGACTATTTAATTCAATAACACTAGAATCTTTGAATGTATTGATAAAAATATCTTGTTTTGGTTCTGGTTTATCACCATTCGGAACAATTCTTTTTGGTTCATTGTGTTCGATTTCCGGTTTTGATTTGTTTTCAACCTTTAATTCGTCAAACTTATTTTCAATTTTTGGTTCTTCAACTTGTTCGACAATAGGTTCAACAACAGGTTCAACAACAGGTTCAACAACGGGTTCCGGTTTAATTTTTTTAGTAAATATATTTGACATTTTTATACGTGTTTAAATTTGAAACTAACCTTATCAATCCACTTGAAACATTTATCAGATAAATATCCAATAAATATAATTTCCAATAAAATAGCGTATAACATATCACTTCTTGAAGCTTTTGATATTGGATAAGTCATACCACCCAATCCACCTTGATTGTTAATCATTTCAGCAACTACAACATATGTCCAAGATATTGCTACTAAAACCCTTATATCATCGGATACTCTGGAAATGACAGATGGTAGATAAAGATGTCTTATTTGTTGCCATCTGTTTGCACCTAATGTTAAAATTGTTTGTTTATGTATTTTGTCTATTTCATCAATTCTTTGCACAATAACAGGAATCAAATATACCGCGATACCAAATGCCAGAAAGTGAACTTTAACACCATAGTAAATACCAAATAATGAGATAAAAATACCGGTAGCGGCGGGTAATGGTAAAAATCGAACTGAATCAATTTGTTTACTCATTAAAGATCTAAATATTGGAAATAAACCAATAAGAAAACCAAGAGGAATAGCTATAAGAATAGCTTCAGCATATCCAAGTAAGTTGATTGACAACGAATAAAAAGTATTATTTATCAAATTATAAGTGGGGTCTTTGATCATTTCCCCGTATGACATAATAACACTTATTGGGTTAGGAAGAATACGACTATTAATCCACCCCATTGTTGAAGTCAACCACCAAAAGAATATGAGAAGAATCCAACCTATTACTTGTGTTATGGTCGCGGTTTTATTGTCAACCTGACCATCCATTTTAAATAATTCTTTTATTTGTAAGTTCATTGGGTTTGGTTTATACGATTAGAAAATATTAATGGAGTTCCTACCACGATTGGTAGGAACTCCCATCACAAATTACCTATTGATAAGTTGGAATTCAGTACGACGATTCTTCGATTTCATTTCTTCTGTACTTTCCGATTCACAACCAACTACGGGTTTCTTTGAACCGTTACCAACAACAGCTACAATATAAGATGGATTAATACCTCTTTTAATCATATAGTCTGCGACTGACTGTGCCCTTTTCTGTGAAAGGGTGATATTTTTCTGGAAATTACCAGTCTTATCAGTATTACCTTCCAAACGGAATTTTGAACCACCGGCTACACCCTTAGCAATTGGGATGATTTCTCTGTCAATTTTTGACATAGCTTCATCATCGAGTGTATAAGATCCAACGGAGAATACAATTGAAACTGGTTTTACTGCTGATGCATCTGCAGTTTTTACTTCTTCGGATACATTCGTGAATACGACTTCACCTTCAGCTGAATGAATTCCACCACTCAAAGTTGTGATACCTTGAATAAGACTTGGATCTGATACCTGACGCCAAGGAAGTGGGTTTTTAGCTAAACCGACTTCTGTATATGACCTCGTCATTTTGGTATAAAGTTCATCACCATCCACACCATTAAAACTTGAGTTAAGACCGAAGAAGTTTACGTTATCACCATAAGTAGCGTACCTTACCTTATACATACCATCTGCTACAACGAATTTTGGTGCGTTGAAAGCTTTGGAAAAAGTGGTAGCGATACTATCATACATTGGAGGAATACTATTCGGTTTACCATCTGCCATTTTAGCAATTTCATCGGTAAAAGTATTTGGATCAATCTTCTTACAAAGTTCGTTTGTTTCTGCATTGATTGTTAACCAAGCGATAGCCAGTTTTTCAAAGGATTTCTTTTTCTTATCGAAAATAGCCTTTGTGGTAACGATACCGTCCATGATAATGTTACGAGCGTATTTGGTTGAAAATACTTCATGTGAACCAGCGATAGCTGCGTAACAATCACCATCGTCAGGACTCCAAACAACAGCTACAGGTACTTCACCACTCTTAAACATTTTAGCGGATTCAATACCATCGGAAACCTTTACAAGTTCCACATCATTCTGTGTAAGACCGGCAGTTTCAAGTACCCTTAAAAGAAGAGTATGTGATGCTGTACCAACGGCGACAGCAATTTTCTGTCCCTTCAAATCCGCTACACTTTTAATAGTACGGACACCTACGATAACATCGGCTCCACGACTATCATCAATTTTAAGAATCTGAACAACATTCAACTTCATAAGGTCAGATGCTTCACCATTTTCGGTCGGTGAAATATCGGTGGTGGTGTAAATGAAATCTACCTTACCTTCTTTAAGAGCGTCAATACAAGTCTGACGAACATCCATCTGTTCAATCTTCAAAGTAAGATCAAACTCTTTGGTAAGACGTGAATTCTTATTTACATCTTTTCCACCATTAAGATACACAATAGGTGCGAAACCACTCCAAGTGTTAAGAGATCCAACTAAATCGGCGGATCAACCACCACCGAGATTTTTACTAATGTGAGGCCATGCAAAGATAGCGGCCGGAACAATGATGATAAGGGCGATAATCGTCTTACTTAACCATCCAAGTTTTCTAAAAAAATTCATAATTTCTCCTTTTTTAAATTTGTTAAACACTAATTGATTTAATTGATATTTGATTTGATTATTTATTTTAAACCGTCAAATGAACTACCCTTTGTAAAGGTATTTGTGTCAATTTTGTTCATGTTGTCGGACACTTCTACGAACGTTGCTGGCTGAGCTTCCATCAATGCCTTGAAATCTGTGAGTTTTCCAAAGGAATCTTCATCATACATTGAAAGATACTGTTGTCCAGATTCAGTCTGAATTGCTTCCTGAATATCTTTGTTGAAAACCCAATCCTTAGTCTGTTCGGTAAACCTCTTAATATTGGCAACATATTCAGAAATTCTCTGTGCGTATGCTTCGTTAGCTTCATCAAACATAATCCTTTCGTTTGAATTACCATTGAGGTATGACTGTGCCATTTCAAAAACACCACTTGTTTTGGAAAGGATTGAAAGGTTACGTTTCTTTTCCCTAATATCGTCCTTCAAAAGTTCAATATCATCCGTCCAAGCGTCATATACCCTTGTACAATAATTGAGTGCTGTCTGAATGGCTTGAAGTTTGGGAATAAACATCTTATTGGATTCAACCCTACGTTGTGCCATAATCGCATTCTTGTTAGATTTCCTAGCGTAATCCGGGTTATTCCTTGATTCGGCTAATTCCTTTGCGGCTTTAGCTTCCTTAAATTTATCGTTAGCTTCGTCTTTATTTTCTTCCATTACCCTTAAAAGATCCTGTTCAGCTGCGGATAACTGTTTAATATTGTCATTAAGTTTTTCCTTTTGTTTTATCCAAGTGTTACACTGGATTTCCATAATCGCAATTGGATTACTATTGATCATTGCTGACCAAATTTTCTTAATGATAATCTGATAGGCGAGGGAAATCATCTTACGATTGTTCCAGATGACACCAACGACAAGTGTTGCACCAACTACCATACCTAAAAAGATAAAAAGGTTGGTGACTAATGTAATTAGGAACGGGAGAACAATAAAGAGTCCATATCCGATTCCGCCTAAAATTGCAAGAGCAACGATATAACCCATTACCCTTTCTGATCCTGTCCAGACTTTCTTTTCCATAATTTTACTTGTTAATTTACTTGTTTAATTTATTTAATTGTTGTGAGATACTGTTTAATTTTACTAATATCATCATTAATCTTTGTGATAATGATGGTAAAAGCTTTTTCGAATTTACTTTTCTTGATAACCAATTTCTGTGATTCACTTTCGATAAAAACATTGTTTTCTTCGATTTTGGTGTTATTGGTTTCAATTTGAGTTTCCATAGTTTCGATTTGTTTCCTAAGATCTTCAATCTTCTTGGAATTATCATCATTCGATTTCTGGAGTTTCGTATTTTCATCAACCTTTACACCAACTGTTTTCTGTGATTCAGAATTGAGATAATCATCAAATTCTTTTTTATGTTGTGTAAATAGTTGAACATATTTTTGTGCGGTTTCAATAAGAGTGGGTACTGGAAGATTTTGTTTGTAGGCGACTTTGTAAGTCATTTGAAAAATCTTTTCTTCCGAAGCACCTGCTAATTCACTTGTCATTTCATCGAGTGAGTTAGCGAATTCATAATAATCCGGTCCCTGAAAATTGTTTTTTGTCATGAAGTCATATAAATGATTAATATAACTTTCATCAACTTCACCATCATCAACAATGGTTGGTGTGGGTGTAGGGGTTGAAAATACAGGAGATGGTTTTCTCACCGTATTAACTTTAGTTGTAGGTGTGGGTTGTGATACTGTTTGTACTGGTTGTGTTGTTTCACCACCAGCTTCAGAATCAAACAACGCTTTTTTCCACCAAGATTTATTATTGTCTGTTGCCATAAAATTTTAATTTGATTTTCGTTTTACAATGTTAAGAATTTAATTTAAAATAAAAAAATTTCTGATAGCTTTTTTTATAGCGTTAACTAACTTTTTGATTTTCAGTTAATACCCAAAGTGATTTTCTGCGTGTTCCTACGTTTTCAATCTTTCCTTGAATCTTATAGATAGCCAAAAGGTTATTAATTTTGGTCATTTTTTGATTCATTGGTGTATTTTCTGGAAATTGAGTTATTAATATAGCGTTTAAATCTTCCCTACTTTTTGGACCGGAAGTTAAATAACTCTTTACAATTGCAAAAAATTCTTTACGACTAAAAGGAAGTTTGTTTTCATCTGATGTTTCTGAAACTTCGATAGTTTCCACAACGGGTGTATCTTCCACCACAACGGGTGTTTCTTCCATAACCACTGGATTAACTTCCACAATGGGTGTTTCCATAGGTGTTACTATTTCAAAAGGATCTGGAACGGTTTTTCCTTTTTCTGAATCTGTGAAAAATTTTGTAATTTTCCTTTTACCATATGAATTGTCATCGTGGACGAAATACTTTGGAACAGGTAGATTATGTTTCTTACAAAAATTGATAATCCAAATAGCACATTCTAATCCTGTTTCCTGATAACATTCTTCATTGAAGAAAATTGTTTTATCTTCCGTAACCTGCATAGTTACATTAGATAAGTGATAATCAAAACTGATAAATCCCGGATATGAACCATCCTTTGTAAATTGTGTTTCTATATGTTCAACAAAATCCTTGTAACTTTTAATGGTTACGATATCATTACGATAAATAGGATTGTTAAACTTATAAAAAGCTTCGGTAGTATTTCTGGAATCGTCCAGAAAAATGTTGTATGTGTTATTCTTTCTCATAATTATTTATTTACTGGTTAATAAATTATGTTGGTTTGTGGACTCCCGATTCTCCACCACTCTTCCGTTTGTTGGCCGACATCCAACGTTACTGGTTTTTCCGCTTACGGCGTGCTAATTTTTGGATCGTATCTTTTTTACACCAGACCAACAATTTTTAAAAGTTTTACAAAAGTAATTAATTTATATGAAATAAAAAAATTTACGCTATTAAATAATGTATAAGACAGAAAATAATGAAAGTGATTATATAAAAATGTCTTGCAACATCTTTACTTTGTTTCGTTATCACAGTCCAAGTTGTTGAAATAGCTAACCAAAAAGAAAAGAAAATAATCCCATCTTTGTGATCATTTGGGTTTAAATAATGAGTGAAAAGGCAGAAAAATATGAAAGTAACGACATATCTTAATACCAGTAACCCCTTTGATTCATTCTTAAAGATAGACCAAATAGTTGTTATTATCATCCAAATAGAAAAATAGACTATCATATTACGGATTTATTCTTAAAGATTTAAAAAACGATTTACAATTTCAATACGAAGATTCGTATCAATATTATGATAACGATCCAACCAAAAATTACAATTGGTTGTTTCTGAATCAAATAAAGATTTTAATATTTTAGATTGTTTGTGATTGGCAGGTGCAACCATTTTAGACATTTTTCGAAGTTCAAACATAACTTCTTTAAGATCGGAATTTGACAACCTTTTTATTATATCAAAAGAATGTATCATTGTAAGATGTATTTTTATTCAAATACAAAATTACAACAAATAGATGAAATAAAAAAATTTAAGCTATATTTACATTTCTATTTCTTCTTTGGAATCTTTGTCATTGATTTCAGATATAACACATTCGGTAGTCAAAAATAAACCAGCTATTGAAGCGGCATTTTCCAAAGCAACTCTCGAAACCTTCTTTGGATCTATAATACCCATTTCAAACATACTACCATATTTTTCATTCCTTGCATCATAACCATAATCACCAACACCTTTCTTAACTTCATTTACAATAACAGATGATTCCCCACCAGCATTCTTAATGATTATTCTCAATGGTTCTTCTAATACTTTACGGATAATATCAATACCCGTTTTTTCATCTTCATTATTATATTCAATATCATTTAAAGAATCAATACATCTTATATAAGCAACACCACCACCCGGAACAATACCTTCTTCGATTGCAGCTCTGGTTGCGTGTAAAGCGTCATCAAATCTATCTTTCTTTTCTTTCAATTCAATTTCACTTGCTGCACCGACACTAATGATACCAACACCACCTGTTAAATTTGCTAATCTTGCTTCATTTTTTGATTTATCCCAATCATTTTGTTTATTACTAATCTGATCTTTAATCTGATTGATGCGGTTTTTAATGAGTTCTGGTTGACCCTTTCCACCAACGATAATAGTTGTATCTTTGTTTATGATAACCTTTTCTGCAATACCCAAATCGGTTAATTTCACATTTTCTAACTTGTTTCCTTTTACAACAGATATCAAATCACCACCAGTTAATATTGCGATGTCATCCAATAAATCTTTCCTTCTTTCACCAAAACCCGGTGATTTAATTGAAGCTACCCTTATTGTATTTTTCATCTTATTGAAAACCAAAGCACCAAGAACTTCTGTTTCAAGTGTATCAGCTATTATAAGTAGTGGATTCCCTGTTTTTCTTACTTCTTCCAAAAGAGGAACAAGATTAGTAATAGATGATATTTTTTCTTCATGTATTAAGATATAACAGTTTTCAAATACAACTTCCATCTTATCTGGATTGGTTACAAAATATGGTGAAATATAACCTCTATCCAATTTCATACCATTGACAACCTCTAATTCGGTTTCCATACCACGTGCTTCATCAATTGTAATTGCACCCATAAAACCAACCTTTTTAATAGCGTCGGTAATCATCTTTCCTATCTCTTCATCACTATTTGCACTAATGGTTGCTACCTGATTTATTTTATCATAATTCGTCCCAACCTCAACTGTTTGTTTTCCAAGTGATTGTACAACCATATTTACAGCTTTATCGATTCCTTTTTTGAGATCCATTGGATTTGCACCAGCGGTTACATTTTTCATACCTTTTTCGACAATAGAACGAGCCAATATTGTTGAAGTTGTTGTTCCGTCACCTGCATTATCAGATGTTTTAGTGGCAGCTTCTTTAATAATTTGACAACCAATATTTTCTAATGGATCCTTGAGTTCAATTTCTCTTGCAACTGTAACACCATCTTTGGTTATGATTATTCTTAATCCACCATTCTTTTCAATAATAACATTTCTACCTTTTGGACCGAGTGTTATAGCAACACTATCAGTTATTTTGTTCATTCCATTAAGTAATTTTACTCTAGCGTCGTGACCAAATTCTATATTTTTCTTCATATTTTATTATTTTTTTTTAACAAAGCAAATTGATTCTTTACTTTCTTTACTTATTTTATCAAATGTTACAAAATCGAAATTTTGTAGATCGTTTTCACTTACGTTTCTTAATTCACCATAGTTATCAAACAATTCAACAACCCAATAACCTTTGAAATCTTTAATACCTTTTAGGTTTAAAATATTATAACATGCAAAACCATTTGATAAATCTTTGGATAATTCTTCATAATGATCAAGATATCTTTTATAATCTTTTTCAAAATTTTCAATTTGGTTTCCAAATAATAAATTATTAATTTTCATGACAAATTTCCTTTACTTTATTATTTAAAAATTCATACATTTTATCAACGATTTGATTGAAATGTTCTTCTGAAATTTGTTCATATTTTTGTATAAAAAAATTTCCAGTTCCTGAATTTTCAAGTGATGTAAATTCTAAAACTTTTATAGAATAACTATCGTTTATTAAATCTGGTTTTCCATTATCGATATCAAAGAATTCATCTATAAATTCATCTGGTGTAGTTCTTGTAATTTGGATATGTTTATTTTCGGTGATCATACCAAATTCAACCAAACTTTCACCGAAATCACCCATATAAAAATATGGTAAATTTATTTCAATTTCTACAGCTTTTACTTTTTGTGTTGTTATTAATCTTTTCATAATTTTTTGTATTTTAGTTGTTATGGTTTATTTTTGTATCTATAATTGTTGAAAAATATTTCATTTCTATATTTATAACCCTATCAAATAAATTCGTATCGAAACTTCCTTGATGAACAATTACAATATTTATATTATTATCTCTAGCAAATTCCTTCAAAACTCTAATCATTATATTAACATTACTTGGACTAACTGCTGAAAATACATCATCCAAAAATAATATGTTAATTTTTCTATTTGTATCTAGAATAGTTTTAATGTATGATAAAGCAATAGCAATGTTTATTTTACGTGCACCACCAATAGATAAAGTTTCTGGATCCTCTTCCATATATCTATCTTTTATCAAAGCATCAAATTCATCATTTAATTTAACAGTATGACGGGATTCCATTTCTTTTAAAAAAAATTCCAAATTTTTGTTCACTGGTTCTATTATAGTTCCAATAATATTTTTTCTTATTCCTTTTTCGGATAAATAATCAACTATTCCCGTATATCTTTTAATCTTTTGTAATATGATATTTAATTTTTCATCCAATTCCTTATTTTCATCTTCAAGTTTTTGAATATTTTTGTTTATTTCATTTATTGAAACATCTTCTGTTTCATATTGTTTCTTTAAATCTTTTAAGATATCGGATATATTATTGAATTCGTAATTTTTATTATTTAATTCTGTAAATAAACCGTTTTTTTCTGAAACTATATCTTTTATTTCATTAAGTAATATGGAACCTTCCGATTTCAAAGTATTGATTTCTTCTCTTTTATCCGACTCTTCTTTTTCTAGATCTTCTAATTTATGTTTTGTATGATTTTTCTCTAAAATCGTATCACAAGTTGGACAAATACCACTTTTGAATATTTTTATTTTTTCAATAATATGTTTTAAAATGAAATCATCTTGAAGAATTTTACTTTTCTTACCTTCTAATATTTCATTTTTTGATTTAATCTCTTTTGATAATTGACTAATTGTAATCGATAAATCTTCTATCTCATGTTTTAAAGTTGTAAATGTATTTCTATGAGATAACATTTCTTTCTTTATATCTTCCTTATTGGAATAATTACCTGTTTGTATTTTAATGTTTTCTATATTTTCTTTATATGTTTCAATTGTACTTAATTTTGTCAATTTTATGGTTTCAATTCTTTCTTTTTCTTTGTAAGAATTTTTAAGAATATCCTTAGAAATCATGAAATATTCATCTATCTCTTTGATGTCGAATAATTTATTGAGTAATTTTCTTTTTGTTTCGGAATCTAAATTGACGAAATTTGCGAAGTCACTCAAATTAAGTGATATTAAAGATTTATATGTGTTGTATTCCAAACCGATGAATTCTTCTCTATCTTCGGTTGTCATATTTTTGAATTCCTTGAAAAAGGATTTACCATTTTTTAAAACTTCAATACTTGTTGGTTCTACTTTTCTACGAATAATTATTTTATCACCGATATCATTAATAAAATCAATTTCTGTTTCTAAACATTTATTTTGTCTATTGGGGAGTTTTGTAATTGCAATTTTTTTAGTATTCTTACCTCTAACAATACCATAAAGAGTAAAATCAATAGATTCGATTAGAGAACTCTTACCAACTTCATTGTCACCGGATAACAAAATAAGTTCACCTCCTTCTTCAAAGTGAACTTTTTGCATATTATTACCGTAACTTTTAAAATTCTTTAATCCTATACTATTAATTATCATTTAAAATTTCTTCTAATATTTTTTTCCTTTTACCATTTATGATGTATGGATATATATCATCATAAAATATAAACATGTCATTTTTATTTGATTCTATTTTAACCGATTCATTATTAAAACTAATAACTTTAATATTTGAACCTGAAAATTTTGTATTAAAATATTCCAAAAGAGTTTTATATACATCATCTGGATTTATATTCAAATAAATTCCCAAAGATTCAAAAACAAGTGTATCATCAACAACCATATATATTTTAATTTTTTAAATGTCTAATAAATTAATCAAAAATATTGTTTAAAATTACCTTTCTCTTTGCGTTTATTATATCTTCATCCGTTGCACTTGTTAATCCTTCGGTATCTGTAATAAGTCTATCTGTGGTTATATAATCAAGAAATTTATTGGATTTCAATAATTCATCTCTGACTAATAATTTATATTTATCGTCAACTAAATTATGGAAATCCAATTTTTCCATTTCCGCTTCAATATAAGGTATCTCCTTATATGGTGGACAAGGCATATTTTTATATTCTTTTATTTCACACCATGATAACCAAAATAATCTTCAAGATTATCACTACCAATTTTTGATTTCTTTAAAAAATGATACATGTTTAAAATATCATCTTCTGTCATTCTTATATCACCATAATAATTAACTGGACCTTCACCAGTATAAAAAATAGAATTTATACCACTTCTACCTTTATTAAATCCCCATTTCTCACAAGTCATTGTAATACCATTATCTTTTGTTACATAAAGACAATGACTATTATTTATGTGAATAAAAGTATCACCAACTTCTACTTTTCCAATATATTTTGAATTTTCTATTGATTTTGAAAATGGTTTTAATTCACCAAATTTATCACCAACACCAATATAAGTTTCGACTTCACCTAGATGATTTAATACTGGCCAACCATTTATATTTCTAAATTCGGAAATACCATGAGTTCCACACCATCCACTTTTATTTATTTTGTGGTCTATAATCCACAAATGTTCTTTTGTATCACGAAGATTTATGTGATAAAGAGTGATTGTATCTTCTACTGTATTATTATTGATATCTGGATTTTGTTCAATTAAAGGACCACCCGGATATTTTTTTAATTTTGGTAAATATTGAGTTGATTGATATATTTTTTTTGTTCCAAGTGATTTAACTATTCTATTTTTAGTATAGCTACCACCATCTAAATAAGATTGTGTAATTATAGTTTTACCATCTCTTAATTCAATAAATTCATCTTCTGTGAAATGATTTGTTAATAAATTATTCATAAAATATAATGTTTCTTTATTATATTTATAAAAGATGGTAAGGTTTTACTTTATTTTAATTTTCCGTGATCTACGATGTTTTTTGATGTTATTTCTGGTAAACTGGAAGTTAATACAATTATTTCATTTTCTTCATAATAAGAATCTGGTAAATCTAAATGTTCATTCATTTTATTCATATCAAATAAAACATCATTATAAGTTACATCAAATTTAAATGTTATAAAGTATTTGAAATTCTTTTGAGTTGTGAAATATTTTACCTTTTCTATTGATTTTAAATCTTTAGCACATGACCAATATCTTTGAAGTTCAAATGGTTTTATTCCATTTTTTAATATTTCATTATATCTTTCTTTTAAATGAAATTGCATTACTCTATAGACAGAACCTTCATATTTTAATGAATTTGGTATTTTCCATTTGAAAAAAAATTGTGCTGATTCAACTAATTTATAAGAATCTTTAATTGGTAAAACACCTGAAATATGAGCAGAAAGACATCTTTTAAATCCTTCTGGTGTATCCACCATTTCATCTGGTATATCCCAAATAGATTCAAATATTTTGAAATCTGTAATCATTTTGAATATTTTTTAATTATTTCTAATGATTTTGGATCATTTAATAATCCTTGTAAACCAAAATGTTTAGGTTTTATTTTCATTAATTCATTAAATGTAACCCATTTGAATGATTCTGTTTCCCAATCTAATGTTGGTTTGTGTTCGTGATCCAATAATCCAATAAAATTATAATATGTGAATGATTTGTTTGGTGTACTAAAAATAAAGGCGGGAATCAAATTAATATCACCATCGAATCCACCTTCTTCCATAAATTCTCTTTTTACAACATCTTCTATTTCGTTCTCACTTTGGCCTTCTTCTTCATCTAATTTTCCACTCCAAACACCATATGTATTCGGTTCATTAACATATCTTGAACGAAAAGGTAAAAGGATTCTACCGGTTTTTGTACAAATTGGTAAAACACCAGCAGCTGTGTTTCCCCAAAACTTATCACCACTTGAATTGTGATAATCTGCCATTTCATTAAATGTTTTTAAATATTTCATAATTAAATTATTAAATTATTGAAAGTATATCACTTATATCATTTGACCCAACTACATAAGTTGCAATTGTATCTTCTGAACCATCCAAAGTGAATTCCATTTCTTCTTTTTCTGGTGTCAAAGTGAATTCCATTTCTTCTTTTTCTGGTGTGAAAGTTCCCTTTGTTCCGATCATTTCTGGAAAATCTGATACTTTTGGATCATTAATTTCTTTCGTTTCCACTTTACCATCTTTTCTCATTTTATAAATTAATTTGGAACCTTGGAAAACATGATCTTTTGGTAAATTCCAGTAATCACCAGCACCACCTGACCATTCAGCACCATCTTCATCTATTAAAACGGAACTAATTGCACCATCTCCCCATTCATCAATATGATGAGTGTCTGTCCACCAAAGTTTTGAAGATTTACCATTTTTTCTAATAGTTAAATAAACACCTTGATACTTATCAAATTCTCTATAAGAAGCATCATAACCTTCTTCTTCGAGTAATTCAACTATTTTGTCCATGTTTACATCGGTATAATCTATATCAGGTTCACCGGTTTCAAATAATTTAAAATTTTTTAAGTGTTTCATAAGTTTTTTTGTTTTTTATTAAAAATAGAAATCATCTATTTTGATTCCAAATCCTTGTAATCCATAAATTAGATCTACAAAATTTTCATAAGTATTATCACCAATATATCCATTGGTTACAATTTTACCATCTTGAATTTCAATGTGTCCAAGTTCTTGACCATTACTACGAATTGACATCAAATGTTGATCTCTTGTCATATCTAAATCTTTATATGAACTATCTTCATTCAATCTAAAATCTTTTAAGTGTTTCATAATTTTCTTTTATTTTTTGGTTAATTCCATTAATTTAGAATCTGAAATTGTTCTTTCTCCTTTTTGATACATAATAAATAAATCCATAATAAGACCTAATTTGTCTAATACTTCTGATGGTACATGAAAATTAAAACTCAATTTGTCTGAAATTTCTTTAAGATTATCACCGATTTCGTGAGCAATTACTCTTTCAGAATTTCCTTCATTTACGAATTCACTATATTTTTTAATTTCTTCCATATTGAAAAAGTATTTCTTGTTATATATTATTTTTTTTAATCAAATAATAATTGTAATTTTGTAATGTTAAAAACCATTATATGAACTTAAATGATGATTTAATTAAATTGAGGTTGGAAATTAAGAATATTACCGAACCTCTTTTAAAAAGGGAAAAGGAAATTTTGGAACAAATTAATTCCGAATTTACTGAAAAACAGAAAGTTGTATTTGAAAGCATCAAAGATAAATTATTTTATGGTGATAAAACAACATGGAATGGGTATCAAGATTCCATCCATTTAATCAAACCTACAAGTTGTGATAATTTTGGACAATACAATTCATGTAAAACTACTCATATTGAAATCATTTTGAACAATGATAGAGTTTTGATTTATCTTTTATTTAATGATAATATTCGTGTGGATCAATTTCAAACTCATTATAAACCTTTAACATCTGAAATTTTCAATAAAATTTCGGAACTTGTTAATACTGAAATCGAAGAAACACTTAAAATTTTTCAACTATAAATTTTCATTAATAAAGATTTTATATTGATTTTCCGTTTTTCTGTTTTTCGAACCGTTTGTGAATCTTTTCGTAAAACACAAATTTGATAAATTACTTATTTCAATTGGTGAAATGTTATTTATAAATCCATAAAAAATAGAATCTTTATGATCTATTGTCGGATAATTTCGGTGATATTTATTTAAATTTAAATTATCTTTAATATATTCATTGTCATAATAATCAAACCCATCCCATTTTTCAAATAACATTTTTTTATTTTTATATGTTTCTCTTAAAACATTATTTTTATATTTCATAAAATCTGATAATTTATCATCTGGAATTTGATTATTATTGTTTATTCTTGTAATTTTTATTTTATTTTTTATTTCTTCACATTGTAAAGAATGATTAACTCCATATTTTTTTAAATTTGTTTTTTTAGTTTTTTCTTTAATAATTTCAGATTGATGACAATTTTCAAATCCATATTTTTTCAAATTGGTTTGTTTTGTTTTTTTATTTATTTCATTATTTTGTAAAACACAAATAACACCATATTTTTTTAAATTGGTATTTTTTATTTTATTTTTTATTTCTTCATTTGAAAATGGATTTTCACAATTATATTTTTTTAAATTGGTATTTTTTATTTTATTTTTAATATCATTATTTTTAAATACGTTTTCAACACCATATTTTTTAATAATAGTTTCTTTTATTTTATTTTTGGTTTCTTTATGATGAAAAATACTATCAACATCAAATTTATCTAATATTGTTTGATTCGTTTTTATTTTTTTACATTTTTGACAATAATATTTATCTGTTAATTTTTTTGTATTTTTATAATAAATTTTATATTTTAATTTTCTTTCATTTCCACATATATCACATTTAACATCAATTAAATATTTACTGAAGCCAACTAAATGTTCAACTGGTATATTGATAGTTGTTTTTAACATTTTGAAAATATAACCCAAATTTTTATAATGTTCGACAGTTGAAGGACCAACTTTAATATCTAATCTATCTGTTATTATCATAAAATGTATATATTAATTTTTTTGTTTCGATATTTTATTATAATTTTGTACTTCTAAATTAATATATATATGAAAAAAGATTCGAATATGATTATCACTTTTAAAATTTTTGAGGAATTAATTGATTCATCTTTAAAACCAGCCTATTTAATGACTTTATCAGAATATCAAGAAAAAGTATCACCCGTTTTAAAAACTTTCTGGAAATTTATTTCAAAGAATACCGCTTATCTGAAACATTCTTGGTTGGATTATAGTGGTATTAATTTCCTAACTTGGGATGAATATATGGATGAAGCTAAGAAAAGATGGGAAAAGAAAGAAGGTGATAGATCGTGGGAAAAAACATTTGATGAATCTTGGGAGAAAGAATATTCTGAAAAACAATGGCTAGATCATAAACCAGCACCAAAGGAAGTTACAGATACTTATAAAGATTATGTTGACTTTTTCAAATTGGTTTTCGGTGAAAAGAATCTTCGTAAAATTGAAAGTGATGAAACAAAAAGTAATAAAAGATCTTTAAGAAGGGCAATCGAAGATGATACATATCTTAATATGTTGAAATCTGGTGAAATTACAGTTGAAAAATTAACGGAAATTTTTGATTCGGTTGGTGTGAATGTCCCTGTTGGAATGTTAAAAAAGGCAAATGCAAAACCTATCGTAAAAAGAATAGAAAAAACACCGGAAGAAATAACAAGAATTTTAAATATTACGAAAAAAATTCTTACAGAATTTATAACAAAAAAAATAAACGCATATTCTTTAAAAACAAGAATGACGAGGGATACATATGGTGTAAGTTACGCCACTATTAATTCTTTCAAATATATTGTTGATAATTGGAATTTTCTTTCTGATGAACAAAAACAAGAAATTGAAGAAGGATTTCCTGATTATATTAAAAAAATAAAAGAGTTTGTTGCAAAGGGTGATGAAAAAGGTGGTATTGAAAATATATCTTTTGATAAAGTTCTCGCACCAATTATTCAGAAATTTAAAGAAGGAATACAACCAATCATTGATGAACAAAAGAAAAAAATTGACAAATCATATCATGAAACTTATGAAAGATTACACAATGATCGTGAAACTTTAACTGCGATTGAATTTGAAAAAAAATATGGTAAACCTATTTTAGATTATAATAGAAAACCAACAGATAAATATTCATTGGGTGCTTTTTGGGAATCTGAATTAGGTCAATTGTTGAGAATTCCGAAAACAGATCAAACGAAATTACAACAGATAATTACTATCTATCAAGATGCTTATCAAATGAAGGAATATGGAAAAGTGGATTCTTTATTTTATAGATTAAGGACTAAATATCCAACTTTGGTTGATTTTAAATTAGAACATCCTAGTAGAGGTCGTAATGGAGTTGAATTTATTATGACAGCATATGATTCAAAAGGAATAGAATTTAAAATTTTTACCGAAACAATTATAGCTGGTGGTTATAATATTCAAAGAGCACATTTCAGATGGTTGATGCAAGTTTATTGTGGTGAGGAAAAAGTCGCTATATTCAGATCTGAAGATAAATCATAATTGTTTAAAAAACAATAAAAAACCCGGACTAAATCCGGGTTTTTTATTTTAAAAGATTTCTGTTTCTGGTTTACTTTCTCTTGATATTTGAGTGAAAAAACTTATCAAAACAATTATCAAACTTATCGGAAATATTAGTAGATATATCATCATTTTTAGTAAATTAAGTTTTCGTTTCTATAACCAGAACCGGTGTTTAACCACCAATCTTGATATAATTGACCATTACTTTCAGCCCAATTACCAAAATGTAAATAAGCACCAGATATGTCTGAAGTTTCGGTCGGATAATAAAACTTTCCGTATATATCAATTGCCCAAGGTAAATTTGTTATGGATTTATAATATTTGTTTATTCCCGGTTGTGTATCATCATTACCAGTTCCGAATAAAGTTATATCTGCTAAATCCGTTGGTTTATAATCCGGTAAATGAATTTCCTGTCCTCTAACACTATTCTTCACTAAAAATGGATTCCATTCTTGAATATTTAATTGTTGTAATGTTACAGAATTTGTTTGTGAAAATTTGATATGAATATTAAATGTTTTCCAAGGACTAGGAATTTCACCTTTTACTGTATTCCAAGAACTCATAAACTTATGTGTATCGTCAAAAATAATAAATACAGCTTTTGATTGATTGTTTTCAGTTCCATTGGAACCAATACTATAACCGACTTGTTCACCAACACCGATTACACTTAAAATTGAATTTGGATTAACTGTTGGTAATTGAAATCCAAAACCATTTAATAAACCAGCTCCTTGTGCTCTTACTACAAATGTAACATATATATCTTTCACTTTACCTGACTGTGTATATGATACAATTTTAAATTTATATCCCATAACTAAATCATTCATATCATAATCACCATAATTTGGCCATAAATCTTCAAATGCTAATGTTGATGTATCAGATGCAGGATAATAATTAATTGTTGTATCTGGTATAACAGGTGGTACATATACGTTACAATTATTAGATGGATCAGAAACATTTGTTCCCTGAATAACTATGTTATCCAATTGTCCTCTTGAATTTCCATCATTTCCCTTCCATTCCCATCTTATTTTATAAATACCCGTTTTGGTATTATTTATAATTGCTGATTTAGATGTGCCGTTAGTATAAGTAAATGACCAAACATCAGTTTTATTTGAACTTTGATCTACCAAGTAAACAGTTAATTTTCTATTTCCATCTTTTGATGGTACAGCGTGATCAAATGTGATGTTACCAACCTTTAAATTAATCCAAGGACTTTCCAATCTACAAATATTGGTTTTTCCAAGATTTGCTGTTTCACAAACATCCGTTCCATTGAAACCATTTCCGGTTACTTTTGTACTAAAATATTCATGTTCATTATTTTCACCAATTCCCCAACAATAATTGTGGTAATATAACCAATTACCATCTTCGAAATTATTGGTTACTGTTTGACTGAATCCGAATAAACTCATTAAACTTAATAAGGTTATTAAAACTAATTTTTTCATATCTTTTTATTTTTATTTTTTATTCAATAATATAATCAAATGTTATTGTATTTGATAATAAATCAATTGTTATTGTTTTACTACCATATATTAATATAACTTTAGTTTCAGTTGATGGAACCGAAAATTTCAAAGTGTAATCATTACTCATAATAAGTAAGTCTTTAAAATAAACAGTATCACCTACTGATGATTTAACATATAATGTATTGGATATTTCAGGATTGATACCTTTCATTCCGGTTACATTCAAAGTTATTTCTTTTGATGTTTTCCAATCAAAAGTTGGGTTAACAACTAAATCCCTAGTTGTCTTTGGTTTATCTGGTACAGTATCAAAATTCTTTTGACAAGATACTAAACTAATTACCAATAATATAAGAAATACTAATTTTTTCATAAGTTTTGTTTTTAATTTTTTAATGTTACAAACATACAATTATATATTAAAATTAAAAAATTTTGTTTGACCAAAACTTCAATTAAAAAAGTCTAATAAATTGATAATTAACATATTAATGAAAACAAGTGTATCCACTAATTTAGTAAACGTGGTGTTTATGGGTATAAGTGTGATCATAGACAAATGGGCAAAAAAATGTCGGAAATTACTCCGACATTTTCATTTTATATTTATTTACATATATTTTTTCAATTCTTCTTTTAATTCTTCTATGTCGAAGAATACACCATTAGCAAATCTATACATTATATCCCATCGATCTGGTTCATTATCGAATAAAACCCAACAAGGTTTACCACAACCGATCATATAACCTAATTCCAAGTGACAGGATTTTCCAGCTGGCATAGCCAAAACAGCCATATCACAACGATCTAAATGAGATTTGTCGAATTCAAATATATGTTTTGCTGCCCACCCATCTAGTGCTTCTTTGTATGATGTACCTTTTACTTTTTCGTATTTTCTCCAAAAATCATCAGCTTCAGGACCGGGTGAAAACCAATCGTCAAAAACATCAAAACCTATTTTTCTTAATTCATTTCCGATAACTGGAATTTTAGGGTTCTTTAAAGCCCCCATTACATATATACTTTTCATATAATAATTTATTTATTTTTTAAAATATTCGTTAAATACATCTTTAGATAACCACAATTCATCTGGTACAGCGTATGGATACGGTTCATCACCCCTATCTTTTATTACAACATAATGTTTTGTATTCGGATGAATGTAATATTTATGTTTTTCACCATCCTTGAAAGGTACATTTATGGTGAAGTCACACATTTCACGTTGTAAAGTACCGTCTTTTCTTGCTACACAAGAATGAATATTAAATTTCATTTTTCTAATTTTTAAAATATTTCGAAATACAAATCATCATATCCAATACTTACCATTATTCCCGAATATGGTTCTTCTGTTGGTATTTTTCCATTATAACCAATATATCCAACACCTTCTACCATTCCTTCTGTTCCGAATCTGGTTATATAATAAGATACTTGTTTTAATACGTCATCAGCATTTCCTCTAGAATCAATGACTTCTCTGTATCCTTCTAAAGCTTCTTTAAATTCCGGTGAATTTTCATCATATTCTAATTCTACTTCACCTGATACTTTTACTATCTTTTTCATTTTTTCTTTTTTTGTTATATAAAAAATTTTTTTGAAAGTTGAAAATTAATAATTCATTATAACTATTTCTTGACTATCTTTTTCACCAACTTTACTAACTTTATTATAATTAAAAGATAAATTATTGTATTTAAAACCATCTTCAATGAGTTTACTCATAATCCATGACTTATTTCCATTGTGATTTAAAAGACCAGACAACATGAAAGATGCACCTTTTTCATTAATATTTTTTATATAATTATATAATTTTATGTCATTATTTTGTTTCCAAGTTGTATTATAACCAGCTGTGGAAATTTGTTTATTCGTTATTTGATTTTTTTCATCAATACAAAATCCATACGGCGGATCTAGATAATACATTGAATTTGAATTAATTGGAATTTGATGGAAATTAACAGATGAAAAATAAATTTTATTTTTATATTTTGAAATATGTTCTACAAATTGTTTTACTTTGAATTCAGTTGATAAATTCCATCCTCTTTTTCCCCAACTCTGATTGAAATTCATTTTATTATTAAAACGCATAAGATTCGAATTACATGACAACATCAACGACCATAATTTTGCAGGTGTTTTTTCTTTGTTATATGAATCACGAAGTTCATAATATTTATTTTCATCTGTTTTACAAGTTGCTAATTCTTTAACTTTTTCTATTATTTCATCAGGATTATTTATTAGTTCTCTATGAATACCTATTAAATCGGATATAATGTCATTCACTAAAATTCTATTGTATTTATCCACAACATTACAACCAACTACAAAACTACCAGTAAAAACATCAACAAATAATGATTTTGAATAATCAAATAAAGGTAATATTTGATGTAAAAGGTTAAACTTACTTCCAGTATAATTAAATGGTGTATCTATCATAATTTTTTTATTTCAAATATATATCATTTTCTGTTGGAAAAATATTTCCATCTTCACTATATATTTCATTTAATTTTTTTAATCTTTCATTATTAATGAACTGTTCTTGTGTTAATAAATCTTCTCTGTTACCCATCCAATGACAATCTTGACATTCATCATATTGATAAGCACCAGCATGACTTTGAGTCCATCCATTATTTGAACCACATTTTGGACAATGTAGAGTAACGGTAGTCCAAGTTTTATCATTAAAAGCTAGACCATATTCCCATGGACCTCTACCACCAAAATCATAATTTTGTGGATTTTCTTTCATTTTTTCAAGAAATTTATTGTGTTCTTCTATGGTTGTAAATTTTTTCATGTTCATTTATTATTTCATTTAAAATTCTAAATCTTTTTTCATTGATAAATTGTTCATAATTTAATAATTCTCTACCAAATCCATTCCATTTATCACAACTATTACAATGATATTCTAAATCCGGAAACGGAAAAGATGTTATCATTTTATTTAAACAAACTGGACAAAAATATTCACCACCAACTCCACTTGGTCCATTTGATCCAATTGATCCATCAGATACCATTGCCATTATTTTTCATTTGATTCTGATTTCTCAATTATATTTTTCATTTTATTGTATAATTCTTCACTTATCACTGGATCATCCCAAGGACCACTTGTTATATTGAAAATTGATTTTAATGTTTCTAATAATTCTTTATTAATTTCTTCCATTATTTCATTTTTTTCTTCAATTCATCCAATTCACCCAACCAAATATCTTCAATTTTTGTTGAATCCAAAACCTTATGTTTTTCTTTCATTCTTTCATATTCTTCTTTCAATTCAACTAGTTTTTCTTTCGTTAAACTAATAATTGACATATTCAATAAATAGGAATAGGAATCATTAACTCTCATCAATTTTAATTTATCAATGTCTATTTCGATTTGTTCTCTAGATCTCTTGTTTATTTTCAACCTATCTTCGATAACTTCTTTGATAAATATCATTTTATTTTTAATGACCTCTATCTCATATTTTATCTTTTTTAATTGAAATTGTTTTCTTTTATCATAATAATCCAAACGAACATTATAATAATTGTCTATAATTTCATATTGTGTATCATATTTAGTTATCTTTTTGTTTTCATCAAAAAGGTGCATATTACTAAATGGTATGTAACTTTCCATTTTTAAAGATTTCCAAATATTTTCTATGAATTCCTTCGGAACATTGTCTTTTATCAAATAGATTTTTATCTTGATATCTTTATCGTTGCCGTCTTTCACCCATTCACGAATATATGTTTTTCTTATTACCTTACCCTTATCATCCTTTTTATCTTCTGATAAATCATCTAAAAATTCATAATAAGAATCATTCCAAGTCCATAATGGTAATTCATTTATTTCATAAATATAATCAGTTAATCTATTCATCAATCCTCTTGAAATATATCTTTTATTTTCAATGTCCAAAGTTATAGAACCTTTGAAATCTTTATAATAAGGTTTCAATTCTATATTTTTCTTACCCTTAATTTTATTTTGTAAGTAAGTGATTATTTCAACAGGATTGTAACTAGGAATTATTGTCGAATAACCAGATCCAATACCATTAGCACCATTTACCAATACCATTGGTATAATTGGAACGTAAAATACAGGTTCAATTGGAGATCCATCATCATTCTGATAAGTTAATATATCATTATCTTCTGACCTAAAAATATATGGTGTTACATCATTTAATTTAGTGAAAATATATCGAGGACTCGCAGAATCTTTACCACCTTTTAAACGGGAACCAAATTGTCCTTTCGGTAAAATAAGATTTAGGTTATTGGAACCAACAAAATTTTGTGCCATACCCACAATAGCTCCAGAAGATGAAACATCACCATTATGATAAGCTACACTTTTAATTAAGGATCCGGATAGTGAATTTACTTTTATTTCACCCTTAATGTTTTCTTTTTGAAATACATATAAGATTTTTCTTTGAACTGGTTTAAAACCATCCATCAAGTTTGGAATCATACGGTTATTATCTGCCATACTCCATTCCATCAATTCACTATTGATAAATTTGTCGTAGGTTTGTTTTACATTAAATTTATCTATGAAATCAACAGGATTATAACTTTTCATCCATTCTTTTCTTTCATCAGCTCTTTTTTTATCAAAAACCAAGTCAATAAGATTGTTAGTATCCTTTTTGGCGTCATAATGAAACCTTATAAGATGCTTGTTTATATTTTTGAAGAATCCCTTCATTTCATCGGGTTCTATCGTTCCTAACCCCTTATAATACTTTTTATGGTATTTACTAACATCGTTTTCATTCTTGAATTTTTCCCAATCACTTAAACGATAAAAGTATTTTAAGAATTTCTTATCATCATAAAGTTTCATGATTGGTGTCATGAATTCATAAATAAAATCCAATTTAAGAAGTTCTGGCCAGAAAGTATCAATCATATTAATAAGTAAACCTTTGATATGTGCCCCGTCAACGTCCTGATCAGAAAAGAAAACAACCTTACCATATCTTAATTTAGATGTTTCGGTATATTTCTTACCAAATTCCAAACCAAGAATGTTTATAATATTTTTAGTTTCTTCGTTTTCTCTAACCTTTTGTAGATTGGTATCTCTAACATTCAATGGTTTCCCTCTTAATGGAAATATACCGAAGTAAGATGAGTCTACTTCTGATAAACCAGCTATTGCAGAAGATGATGCGGAATTATGTGATATAATCCCATTTGATAAAGAAAATGTTTCGTCTACATCAACAGATATATCAACCATATTATCATATATATTTGTAAATTCAATATTTTCGATATCAACCAATTCTAAATAATTTTTAATCATTTTTTATTATATTTAATTTTTTATATAATTCTATAATAATATTTATATTGTGGTCGTCATTATCACAGTCCCAAATAGATATTTGAACATAATTATTATCCAATGCCACTTTTTCTTTAATTTCATCTTTTTTATTTAAATCTTCTACGGTTATAGATTTATTGAATGGAAAATACCATTTGTTCAATTGTTCATTTGACATTTTTTCTTTGTTTGGATGCCATATTAACCCATTGTATTCTATAATAATATTATTATCCAAATCAACGAAATCATAATAAAATTTCCTTTTTTTATTATTTTCATCAAAATATTCTAATATTAATTCATTTTTCCCAAATAAATAATTTGTTATTTTTATTTTAGTTAATAATTTTTTAAAAAAATTAAAAGATGCCGGTGAATAATTTCCAAAATTTTTTATATTTGGACAAATAGATCTAATTCTATTTTTGTATTCTATTATCGACTTTTCATAATCGAAATTATTCTTTTTTAAGAAATAATCAAATGACATTGAATTTTTTTTATTATTAATATTTTTCCATATTAATTCACCATTATCTTTACCAAATTTGTCAATGTAATATTCAATTGTTTTTGAATTTTTTAAATTTTTTATAAAAATAAGATATTTTTCTTTAGTTAATCTATTTTCTAATGACTGATAATTTTTATAATCATCTATATTTTTATAATTTTCAGAATAAAATGGACTTTTATTTCTTTCGTGTATTAAAATAAGAGCATTGTCATTATCAATATTTCTTGTCTTACTTACAAAAACAATAGAATTTGGATTATAATTTTTTCCATCACAATTTTCATTTTGTCCTTTACAATAATAATTATTTGGATAAGTTACTTTGGTTATAATTATTTCTTTACGTTTTTTATAATTTTCAAATTTAATTTCTATATCAATTTTAGCAAATTCACCACAAAAACCACATCTATGAATATTAAATCCGAGATAATTTGCATATTCTTCTAATGTTATTTTGAATTTTTTCATCAAAGATTGTTTTAAAGAAAAAGCTATTTTATTAACATTATAATTATTTTCATCTATAAAACTTTTTGATTTTGTTTTAATTATTTTATTTTTATACTCATAACATAAATATATCATTTTATAATTTTATTTTTTATATATTAAATAAAATATATCTGTTTTTTCTTGATGGTTGTTTTTATCCGAAGGTTATATTTTTTCATATGAAACAATATAATGAATATCTTTATTTAAATTTATACATGAAATCATTTCAAATTTATAATCAATAATATTAAATATTGAAAATAAATGATTATTTGTAGATAATATTTCTTCACCATTGTTTAAAAAAATAATTTTTTCATATTTTTTATTATCATAATCAAATATGTCTTTTATTTTTAAAAAATCATTATAAAAAGTGTTTTTATTTATAATCATTCTATGTTTTTTTATATCCAAATCTTTTGTTTTTACGAAAATAAATTTATCTAATTTTTTATCATAAACATACCATTTATGATTTTCAGAACACAATAATATTAGATTGTTTTTTAATTTTATTTTTACAATTTTTTCAATTTTTTTGGATATATTATTAATTAAACCAATATTATTATTATGTGTTATAACAGCATCATTTAATTTTAAATCTTTCATTTTCACTTTAATATTATTACCATCTCTGATAATATTTATTTCAGTATCCTCTTGTAAACAATCACCTTCACATAACATTAGGCAGCATTTATCACTTTCATATGTTCCAGCTTTTTTGGCATCATCTAATTTAGAAATTTTAATTTTATGTTTCCCAATTTCTTTTTTAGTATCAACTTGTTCTTTGATATTAAGGAATCTGATAACATCTTCAATGATTTGTGAATTGGAAAACTGTTTTATAAGTTTTTCTGATAATTCAGGACTACCACCATTTATTTTACTAGCTAGTGTTTCTTTAGCTTGTTCATCAAATTTAGGATTGATGATTTTAGTATTTACAAAAAGAAAAATATTATTTTTGATATCATTTGGTTTGATATTCAATTTTTTATATTTCTTTGCTAATATTTCTTGAGTATTTTTTGCTATTTGATTTGTAATATAATTAACGTGTGTACCACCTTTATATGTAGATATACCGTTAACCATAGATACTTGATAAAAACCGTTATCGAGTGATTTGGAAATACCTATTTCCCATTTATCGTCAAGTTTTTCTGTGAATAGTTCTGAATCATCACCGACAAACATTTTCATATAGTCTTTGAAGTTCTTAACTGGTATTTGAAAATTGTTATAATAAACTTTGATTCCTTGACAGTAAACAGCTATATCAATACATCTTCTTATGATAACAGATTTAGTTTCATCGTCAATACCTGTCATTTCAAAACGTTCAAAATCGGGATAGAATGTTATTTTAGTATAATTCTTTTTAGATGCTTTTATTTTTGGTTTTGTTTTCTTTGACATATTTTCTGAAAACTCTTGATGGAATACTTTTTTACCATCAGCGGTTTCGACTATAAATCTTTTTGAAAAAATATTAGTTGCCTTTGCTCCTACGCCATTTCTTCCACCCCATGTTCTTTCAACATTATCATTATAATTTTCCGAAGTTAATAAATTACCGAATATTAATTCTGCAACATACTTTTTTTCTTTTTTATGTATTTCAACAGGAATTCCTTGACCATCATTTTCTATTGAAATGAAATCATTTTCTACATTTACTTTGATGTATTTAACTTTTCCTGTTCTCAAGAAATGATCAGATGCATTGGTTAAAATTTCATCTACTATTTTTAAAAAACCGGGATTGAATTTTACAATTTTATTGACCATTTTTATATTTTCTAAATTGTTTATGTCATCCACTACAAAAATATTTCTATCTTCAGAAATTGTCGTACCTATATATGTATCTGGTCTTAATAAAATTTGATCCCTGTGTTCTAAATGTTGGTATCTTTCTTCTATTGTTAATTTTTTTTCTTTCATAACCGTTATATATTTAATAAAATGTTTTGTTTTTAAAAGTAGAAAAAAGTGGAAAAAAATACCCTTTTGTTTTTTAATATATACTTATAAAAATTATTATGAAAACAAAAACATTAAAAATTAATGAAAAATTACATAACGAATTGAAAAATTATTGTAACAATAAGATGTTGAAAATGAATATTTTCGTTGAAAATATTATATTTGATTATTTAAAAATGAATAATAAAAATGATAAAAAATGAATTTGTGATAATAAAACAAATAACACATAATTTCAATTATTATAAAGATTTGGGTTATAATGTTAAAAAAGGAAAGGAATTAATTATTAAAGTGAACGATTTGCCATCAACTTCACATATGGAAATTATTTGTATATGTGATATTTGTGGAAAAGAAAAAGTTATGCAATATAGAAATTACATTGATAGAATATACAATTCTGGTTTTTATGCTTGTAGTGGATGTAGATTCGAAAAAACAAAAATAACCAATAATTTAAGATATAATGTGGATAATGTTTTTCAATTAGAAAATATAAAAGAAAAAAACAAAGAAACATTATTAAAAAATTATGGTGTTGATCATCCATTGAAAAATGAAAAAATAAAAAATAAATTAAGAAAAACTTGTGTTGATAGATATGGTGTTGAAAATGTGTTTCAATTTCAAAAAAATATTGATATAATACAAAAAAAATCAAAAATAACAAGAATAAAAAATGGAAAACAAATACCAGATGATAAATTAACAGAATGGGATTTTTATAAAAAGAAAGTTACAAGTATTACTCGAAAAAATAAAAAACAACTTTTTCAAAATTGGAATGGATTTGATTATTATGATAATGAATATATCAAAGAAAATTTTAATCTTAAATGGTATAACACTAAACACCCATCAATTGATCATAAAATATCAATATACTATGGTTTTATAAATAAAATATCACCTGAAATAATAGGAAATATTGATAATTTGTGTATCACAAAAAGAGGAACGAATAGGAAAAAACATACACAAAATGAAAAAGTTTTTCTGTTATAATTTTTTTAAAAATGGAAAATTATATATATTGAAAAAAGTATTCTATTATGGAAAATTTATTTGTGGGGGATGGTGATAATAAAATCAAAATTATCGTTAACGAACAAAAGATAAAAAGAGTTGGTTACGAGGAAAATGTGGTTGAAAGAAGCAGAAAATCAGATATAGAAAGAAGAATAAGGGAAAAGATTAGAGATATTATTGATGAAAATATAGAAATTATAGAACAACAATATGATGTTGATATTAAAAATATAAATAGTTACAAACCTCTTTTAGTTAAGTTTTTCAAAAAGGGAAACAATTTTAAAGACTTATTGATTAAATTATCTGATTTAAAAAGAGATTTCGAAACACTAGATTCAAAAGAATATACTTTTGAAGAGTTTGTAGAACAAACTTTACATTCATTGGAAATGTCCAAAATAGGTGCTGAAAAAGATAGAAGAAATTTAGTGAAAGAACATGTTGAAAATTTCGGTAAATTTATCCAAAAAAAGTTAAACAAAGATTAATTATTTCAATATACAAAAAAGTTGAAAAAAATTAAAATTGTTTTTTAATGTAAAAACAATGGTATCAATGGTTTGCATTAAAAAGTGTCAAAAATAGCGTTTTTATATCAAATATATATCCGCTGACGTTTACAAAACGAAAAAAATAATAAAAATTTAACCTTTAAATTATTGATAATAAGGTAACTATGAAAACAGATGATTGGGACAATTGGAGGTGGCAACTCTCCAATTCCGTTAGAAATTTAGAAGATTTAAAAAAAGAGTTAAATCTGTTAGAAAATGAAAAAGTTGACAATATAAATAACCTCCCTTTAAGAATTACTCCGTATTATTTGGGATTGATCAAAAAGTATCCTATTTTAAGAAGGACGGTAGTTCCCACAATAAATGAATTTGAAATTTCGGATGAAGAAAATGATGATCCTTTGGAAGAAGATAAGTATAAACATGGTTGTGTTATCCACAAGTATTTAGATCGTTGTTTATTTCTAGCGACAAATTCATGTTCAACATATTGTCGTTATTGTACCAGATCTAGAGTTGTTGGTGGACATGAAAATTTTAGTAAACAAGATATTGATGATGGTATTGAATATATCAAAAATCATACAGAAATTCGTGATGTTATAGTATCCGGTGGAGATCCTTTCATAATGAGTGATAGAAATTTGGAATGGATTTTACAAAAACTCAGATCAATAAAACATATTGAAATAATTCGTATTGGAACTAAATTTCCGGTTGTACTTCCAATGAGGATAACAACAGAATTGTGTAATATGTTGAAAAAATATAGCCCTATTTATGTAAATATACATTTTACACATTTTTCTGAAATTACACAAGAATGTAAAGACGCTTGTAATAAACTGGCTGATTCCGGATTGGTTCTTGGGAGTCAAACGGTATTATTGAAAGGTATTAATGATAATGCTGAAGTTCTTCAAAAATTATTTCACGAGTTATTGAAAATTCGTGTAAAACCATATTATCTCTATCAAATGGATAAAATAAATGGTGGTTCACATTTTAGATGTGATCTAGATGTGATGATTGATATTATGAAGAAATCTATTGGATTTACAAGTGGTTTTCCAGAATGTATTATTGATACAGAGATTGGTAAAATTCCGTTAAGATTAGATTATGTTAATAGAAATGAAAACGGTAAATATATATTGACAAATTTTGAAAAAGGAAAATCAATAGAATATTAATTATTAATTAATTTTTAATCATATGTAAACATATTTCATTTAACCAACCATTTAATCTAGATGTTCTATATGCACATGTTTCAGTTTTTTTAAATTGTGATTTTGTTGTGTATTTTAAAGCTTCTTCTTTACATTTTTCCTTAGTCCAATATCCATTTGGTTTTTTCTTTTGAAACATATGAGAACATACTTCATCTAACCATTTATGATCATAACAAGGTGAATAAGCTAAACTATTTTTTTGAAATTCACTTCTACTTTTATATTTTAAAGATTCTTCACGACATTTTTCTTTTGTCCATTTTAATATATTACCACCCAAACCACCAGTTTTAAATCTATTTAGAATAATCCACTTTTCGTTTTTATATTTTTCTACATATTCACCTTCTTTAATTTTTGCTTCTTCTATATTAATATATTCGGTTAATTGTTTTTTTATTGGTTGTAAACCAGTTTTTATTATATGTACTGTTACAGCATCTTTTTTATCTTTTTTTCTTCTATTATTTCTTTTTTCTATATTATATGTTAACCCTATATAAACATGGTTATCTGGAAATTCATAGGAATATATACATCGTTTTACGATATTTCCAACTATTATCATGTGGGAACAAATTTCATTCATAAATTTTAAGTCTCTGGCTTTACCACAAGCTGATGGTGATTTTTCTTCAAATTCTTTTCTGGTTGTATATTTTAAAGCTTCTTCTTTACATCTTTGCTTAGTCCAGTATCCCTTTGGTTTCGAAAAAGAAATCATGTGACTACATATTTCATCAAGCCATTTATAATAATAAGAAGCATTATATATTGTTCGATTATTTTCTCTAAATTCTTTTTTTGTTGTGTATTTTAAAGCTTCTTCTTTACATCTTTCCTTAGTCCAGTATTCAAGTGGTTTTCTTTTCATATAATTATATATTAATATTTTTGATTCGAAAAAGATACTATATTTTTAGAAAATGATTTTTTATATATACTTTCAAGATGAAAATTGATAAAGTTAAATATTTCAAATTAAAAATTGATGATATGAAGTATCGAAGAAATGATGATGGTACTTTGTCTTTTATTGAATGGACAGGCTGGGGTTATATTCAAATTCCTTTTGGATACAAAGTTTATTTAAAAAAAGGAACAAGAAAACCAAAATTTACAATGGCTTATGGTAAAACAAGAGTTTTAGAAATTGATTTGACTAAATATCTTACAAAACATATTAGTTATCTTCAGGATAAAGAAGAAATAGAAAACACCAAAATTCCAGTTATACTAAATAAGCCAAAACAATTGAATTTATTTGAACATATCATTACGAAATTTGAAAATTTTGAAAAAGTATTATCATAGGGTTTTTAACAATTAAATTACACTTCAAATTTTTTAAATATTTCTTGAATATCAGGTAATTTTTTAAATATCATTTCCATTAATTGTTCCAGATATGGATAATCTTCTATATTTTCTAATTTAAGAAAATGAAGTAAACCATCTTGAACTGTCAAGGTGTAATTCATTTCAGGATTCAACCAGAATATCATTTCAAATATCTTATCTTCAATATTTAAGGATAGTAAAATTGCAACACCATCGTTAATTTTACCTATATAATCAATAACCGATACACTTATCATTTCGAGATCATCTTTTTTAATATATATAAAGAAAAGTCAAACCAAAGTGGATACAGATTTTAAAGATTTATACATTAGATATCCCGGTCATTCCAGATATGTACCATATAAAATGATACAGGATGATACAATTGAAGTCATTGTTCAAAAATTAGAGATGTTATTGTTTACAAGAACAGGGGAATTATTTGGTGACATTGGTTTCGGTGCAGATTTGGAATATTATCTTTGGCAAACCCAAGTTCCAGCTAATGATTTAAGAAACTTAATTTCAAAACAAATATCATATTATATTCCAGAATTAGAAACAATCGGTTATCAAATGTTTATAAATATCTATGAAGGAAAAGTTCAGGATATTTTGGTATTGGATTTTATAATCAAAGGATATAATTTAGAATTTATAATAAACTGATGATAACTAATTTTCAAATATTTGAGGGTAAGTCTGGATTGAAAAGAATATCCAAACAAGAAGCAATAGATAAAAATATGTTTGGTCCAGTTTATCACGGAACAAGACCTCATAATTGGGAAAATATTTTTACACAAGGATTTAAAATATTTTACGAAAACCCATCAAACACGTATTTATCAAATATTTATGATTCCGGATATTACCCACCTTTACATCATTTAGGATATGGTATTTATTTTACAACGGTTAGATCTATCGCAAAAAGATTCAATTTTGGAACAGAAAAGAATCTAAAAGAATTTTATCTTGATGTTTCAAACATTCATGAAATAAGATTTAGTTCTAAGAAAAATATGATGAAATGGTGGTTGGAAAATGGTTATAATGGTGAATTAGGAAAATCAGATAGAACTAAAGCAACTAAAAAGATGACAAATTTTTTAAAATCCAAATATGACGCAATTTGGTTTAAAGATAAAACGATGTATGGACCGTCTTTAGATGGTGATCAGATTGTTGTTTTTGATCCATCTAAAATATATATGGTGGATGATAGTTTATCGGGTGAAAAAGAAATAGGTTCCAAAGTTAAATCAAGTAGGGATATTATGGGGAAAACATTAGAAGTTGATTCGAATACTGGTGAATGGAAAAGAATAGATGTAATAGAAGTTCCAAAAGGAACAACTGGTAAGATTTTAAATAAAAAATCAGTTCAAGAAACAATTAAAAGGTTGAATTATAAACCGGAAGAACATTGGGCATATGGTTCAGAATATATTTATACTGTTAAATTTAATAAAGGGGGAACCCATCATAATATATTAGATAAAGATATAATTTGATAAATAATAAGTGTTTTTCACAAGAAATAAGTGTTTTTCACAAGAAATTTTATTAAACATTTTATAGTTATTTATATAAAATAGTTATGGCAAATTTTATTACAGTTGTAGATTGTATTTTCGTCAATAAAGACAAGTATTCTGAATTAACAGATGAAGATAAAATAAATTCCTTTTTCATTATAAATAGGAAATTTGGTTTGAAGTATCCAAAAATAGCTCAATTTTTAAATGATAAATCAATTGACAAAGCGTCCGCTGTTGATCAATGGTTTGTTTATTTCAAAAGTCAACAAGGTATTCCGGGTTGGTATTGGAAAACAAAGAGTAAGAAAGATACCGAAAAGGTGAAGAAAGAAAAAAGTTATGATAAAATAGCTAAACGATATGAATTGAAAGAGGAAGAAATGAATTTTTTGATAAAACATTTTAAAAAGGATCTAGATAAAGAATTGAAACAAATTGAATATTATGAAAAAGGTGATTAATTATCGTTGGTCAAATAATAAAGTTATTGATTTTGTAAATTGGTTTTTAAGATTACACAAATTACCAGAAAGATACCAATTAGAAAATATGACTATTATTGAAAGTTTTCAAAATGGTGATGATTTTAAACTTTGGCATAAATATCTTATAGAAAGAGACAATAAAATGATATTAAACGAAACAAAAACATTATTAATGTTATTACATTCTAAATTAGATAGTGTTGGTCCAGATTTTGACTGGGATGAATTTATAAATATATCATTGGAATGTCAAAGATTACAAGATGAACTAAAAATTATAGGTAATATATGAAATGTGATGATTGTGAACATATGAAATTTCATGATGGTGGAATCATTAAAAAATTGGATGATATTTCTTTTCATTATTGTGAAAAAGAACATTGGGAATTTGACGAATCTGATTTTGGTGAAATGACGGATGAAAATATAAACGAATCAATTGATATTTGGTCAGACTGTTCTGACTTTAAAGAAAAAATAAAATAAAATGGAAGATAATTATATTGCAAGAGAACTCGATACTGATGAAATCGATATTATTAAAGAATATTCAGATAACGGTAAATTACATCCAGATTGGTTTCCAATACCAACATATGATTTAGTTCAAATGGGATATCCAAGACCTAATTATGGTGGAATGGTATCAAGAAATTGGGGTGGTACTGATCATAATAATTGTTTACTTCCCGGTGATGGTATGTGGTGTAAAGTTGAAGATGTTAAAAAATATCTTGAAAGTATTAAAAAATAAAATAAATATATGGGACAGAGTATTAAGAAGAGAATTAAGAAAAGATTCAGGAAAAATCCTGAAAATAAATCTAAAATGAGAAAACTCATAGACAAAAACAATGAAGTTTTAAAATCACTTTCTGCATATAGTGTTTTTGTAAACGAAGCCAAGACATCGGTTAAAAAATAAGAACCTTATGTGTGAATAAAGATAGTAAAATTTATGTTGCTGGTCATCGTGGATTAGTTGGTTCTGAAATAGTCAAGAAACTAAAAAACGATGGTTATACAAACATAATAACAATGACTCATTCAGAGTTAGATTTAACTAGACAAAGTGATGTAGAACATTTTTTTAATTTTATAAAACCAGAATATGTTTTTGTAGCGGCTGCTAAAGTAGGTGGGATTTATGCAAATTCCACTTTTCCAGCTGAATTTGTTTATAGTAATTTAACTATTGAAACAAATATAATTCATTCATCTTATTTATCGGGTGTTAAGAAATTATTATTTTTAGGTAGTAGTTGCATTTATCCAAGGGATTGTGAACAACCAATTAAGGAAGAATATTTATTAACTTCTGAATTGGAAAAAACAAATAATGGATATGCTATTTCCAAAATAGCCGGAATTATAATGTGTCAAAAATACAATTTCCAGTATGGTACAAATTATATTTCATTAATGCCTACCAATCTTTACGGAAGTATAAATGACAATTATGATTTAAAAAATTCTCATGTTTTACCCGGAATGTTAAGAAAATTTCATGATGCACAAAATGATAAATTCTGGAATAAAATAATAGATTCAAGAGTTGAATTGTGGGGTGATGGCACACCAAAAAGAGAATTTCTACACGTTTCAGATTTGGCAGACGCAGCTTTATTTTTAATGGATAATTATGATTCCAGTGAAATAATAAATGTTGGTAGTGGTCAAGAAGTTACAATCGAAGAATTAGCGTATATCATTAAAGATGTTGTTGGTTTTTCGGGTAGGATAAATTTTAACTCACAATATCCGAATGGAACACCAAGAAAATTTTTGGATTCTACTAAATTAATGAATTTGGGTTGGAAACCTAAAATTGGATTAGAAGATGGTATTAAACAAACATATGAAGAATTATTAAAAAATCACCCTTTATTTAAACAATGAAAGATATATTATACCACAATCCAAAAATAGAAATAAGAAGATCACCCATCGCTGGCTGGGGTGTTTTTGCAAAAGAAGATATTGAACAAGATGAAATTCTTGAGGAAGCTCCTTTTTTAACTTTACCTATGGATCCATATGAATCTTCATCTCTATTTATTGATTATCGTTTTAATTTTCCAGCTAATGTGCCAAAATGGAAGGAACAAGCTATCCCATTTGGTTTTACCTGTCTTTATAATCATTCAAATACTGAAAGTAGTGCTTTTTGGTACACCGATGAAGAAAACAGATTATTCATTTTCAAAACAAAAAGATTTATAAAAAAAGATGAAGAAATTTTAGTTTATTATGGATCTGAAAGTTATTGGAAAGATGGAAGAACTCATATAAATGTTAAATGATAACAAAAGAATATTTTGAAACCATATATAGAGATAAATATAAATTCATTTATAATGGTGAACGTGCCACTTTAAAATGGCACATAATGAATATAATTAGATCTGAATTACGAAAATTTTATTTAAATAATTATCCTGATAAATGGATTGATACAGTAAAATTACCATATGATTTAAAGAAATTATTTAAATATATCATTATTACTGGTAAACATGATTTTATTCATAAATTTAAAAGTATGGGTGTTAAAAAAACTGGTTGGGATTTTACTGAATATTTTAATCTGATAGATAATATAGATATTGTTGAAAATTATAAAAAATATTATGGGAATTTAGATCCAAAAGAAAGATCATTAATTAATTTTTTGGAATCACACGAACAAGCTATTTGGCAAGTGATAGATTATTTTCAAAAAATTGGTATTGATATAAATTTTAGTTACAACACCAAAGTTCAATTTTTAGACCATATTAAAGAATTATTTAGAAAATATTCAAGTGGAATATTTGACCAAAAAGGAAATTTGTTTCCAAAAATGATAAAAGAAATAATAATAACAAAATCTTTGGGAAAAAGTTCAGTTGAAAAAGTAATCAATGATTTAAAATCAAAAGAATATGAATTTGTAACAACAGATAGTGGTGATTTATTAGATATCGAAAAAGGTATAGATTTAATATTTATAAATCCACCGGATATTACGGGGAAAACAATGCAAATAAAAACTATTAGAAATGATGGTGTGATATGGGGGATGGAAAATCACAAAATAATAGTTCATTGTTCTGTAAGGGCGATAAAATCATATTCAGATGATGTTGATTATTTTGCGTTTTCAAATAACGATAATGTTTATTATTTTTTCAATCAAGAAGTAGATAAAAAGTCTGATGGTAAAGGTTATCTTTTCAAAAAGGATTCATATACAGAAGATTTAATTCATATTAAAAAATCAATTTAACATTTTAATATATACTGAAAATCAAAGTTTATATTAATGAAAACTTTTAAACAATTTCTTATTTTAGAATCACAACAAATTGTTGATTATACCGGTTTGAATAATAAAGATTTATCCGATAAGATAAGTGATTTAACTATTCAATATGATGATCAAATTCAATTTCATTCTATGGAAGGTGTTATTAATGAAACAGTATTGGATGCAACTGGTGATGATAATGGTTTATATTTTCATTGTCCAGATAAAATATATACGGTTGATAGAAACTATGATATTGTTATAGGACCAAAAAAATTAATATGTAAAATATGAAATTATTAAGTTTTTCAAATTTTTTAAATGAAGGTAAAGAAAATAAATTCGATTCTGATTTATTCTGGTCAAATTGGAAAAAAGAACAAGGTAGTGTAACAGAATTGGCAAAAGAAAAACACGATTTGATACGTTCAATAATGGATTCAAAAGAAAATACATATTCACAAAATAGACTAGAAAAATATTCTGTTGAAGATTTGAAAGAAATAAAAAATGATATTTAAAATGGTGAAAAACTGGCAACAATTTAATGAATCTTTTAATATTCCCGGTATTAGAATAAATGAAATCACCGTAGGATTAAAACCAGCGGATAAGGGTCATAAAACCATGATTGCAACCTATTTTAATACATTTGAAAATTATATTGATGTGGAAGATGCTGTAAGACATATTTTTAAGGTAAATGACTTGACTGGTGACATCCTCAATAGTAACAGGGTACAATTTAGGGTTATAATTTTGGGCAAACAGGAGATAGAGGAAACCGTTAAAAACAACATTACAAATCTTTCTATTTCTGAATTCTATTCCAATTTACCAAACAGTTTAAATATTTATGGAATAAATGTTAAACCTGTATCTTTTATTAATAAAGATGATTTAAAATTCACATTCAATAATATATTAACTATTGAAGAAATAATAAAAATAATCACTATGATTTCTGGTTTCGAACATAAAGGTGAGAAAGAAGGATATTATATTTGGACAAAACAATTGTAAAAAAAAACGAGAACATGAAAATTAAAAAATTTAAACAGTTTATTAACGAAGATTATACTGAAGCTTCGGAAGATGCTGGATTGTATGATAAAATGTCGATTTTACTCAATAAAGCAAATATACTTTATTGTAAATTTAAAGGTGATGATCCAGATGATTGGGAGGATTATGATTCACCAGAGGAAGCAATGGAAGCATTAGATGAAATTCCAGAATCTCATGAACTTTATACAGAAGCATTAGAATTGTATAATGAAATTTATTCTTTGAATGAGAAAATTGATGAGACAGAATCAGAATCATATTTTAATAATAAAAATAAGATAGAATAATGAAAACATTTGAAAATTTTATTAATGAAATAAATATAAATATAATGGAAGAAAAAATATGTAGAAACCCACAAGAATTTAGAAATATAATGTTAGAGAAAACAAAAAATATTTCAAAAAGAAAAAGATTTTTTATATCAGATATTCATTTTCAAGATGATAGATTAAATCTTTATGGTAGAGATTTAATGTTCAATAATTCTAATGAAGTTGATAAATATATTATTAAAAATTGGAATAAAACAATAAATGAAAATGATTTGGTCATTGTAGTCGGTGATGTATCGATGACTAAAGAAGGATTAGAAAATTTAAAGAAATTAAACGGTGAAAAATGGTTGGTAAAAGGCAATTACGATATTTCTGTTGAAAATGGTGGAACGGCTAAATATGAAATATCAGATAAAATTTTATCTAAATATTTTACCAAAGTTGTAGACGAACTAGAATTAGAAATCGGAAACGAAATTGTTTATATTAATCATTTTCCGACTAATACGAAACCAAATTTCTTCAACATCACAGGACACATCCACGGTACTTGGAAAGTACAAAGAAATATGATAAATGTTGGTGTCGATGCTTGGCATTTTATGCCAGTTTCCGAAGATTTAATAAAATTTCAAATGAATGGTATTAGGATTCACTATGATCAAAATGTATTTGCTGGTGAATTAAATTCAAATATTCAACATAAAAAAGGTGAAGTGAAAGTATTAAGAGCACCAGAATATGATATTGTTGAAAATTTTGAAAATAATAAAGATATTGTCGTATTTCTCGCCGGACCTATTCAAGGTGCAACAGAATGGCAAGAAGAATTCATTGAAAAAATTCAAAAAGAATTCAAAAATTTAAAAGAAAACAAAAATATTGTTATTTGTTCACCAAGAAGATTGGAAAAAAGTAAAGATTTTGTTTATAATGAACAAGTTGATTGGGAATCGTATTATTTAGATAATGCGTCAAAGAATGGTATAATTGTTTTCTGGCTAGCTAAAGAAAAAGAAAAAATTGAAGGTAGAAGTTATGCCCAAACAACAAGATTTGAAATAGGTGAATGGTGGGCTAAAGGACAAAATATAAAAGATTTTAAAATTGTAATAGGTGCTCAAAAAGAATTTGATGGTCAAAAATATATTATAAATAAATTTTCCAGTACATATCCAAAATTCAAAATGAATACAAATATTGATGATATGATAACAGAAATAGTTGAAAAAATAAAAGATAAATTGAAAGAATAAAAATTGAAACAATTTCAAGAAACCGATAAATTATTTTATCGGTTTTTTTATGCTTGAAAATCAATATATACGAGAAAATAATCACAAGAAATATGCCAGAACAATTAAATTTATCAGAATTGGTTCAAGTGAACTTTCCTGAAAATCAATATTATAGAGAAGAAACAGCAAAAACTCAAATCACTCTTCATCATACTGTTTCAGGTCCGAACGCTAACGGAGTTGTAAATTGGTGGTTACAAGGACCAGAAAGAATAGCTACCCATTTTATTATTCAAGGTGATGGTAAAATTTACCAATTATATTCATCAAAATATTGGGCACATCATTTGGGTGTTAAAAGTAGTTTTCTACAACAACTTGGATTTACAGATTCCGGAACAAGAAATACAATTTTAAATAAAACGACAATTGGTATAGAAATATGTCGTTGGGGTGGTTTAATAAAAGATATGAATGGTTTTCACCCTTCTTATTGGGATGCAAACATTGGTAAAGAAGTTGGAAACCCAAAAATTGTAATACCTGAAAATAACGTTCAAATATTCGAGAAACCATTTAGAGATTATAAATATTTCGAAAAATATACACCTGAACAAATTAATTCTGTTGCAAAATTAGTTAATTACTTATGTGATAGATGGAATATTCCAAAGACATATAATAATGATATGTGGGATGTATCAAGAGATGCATTGGCGGGTAAACCGGGCATTTGGGGACATGTGTCATATAGAAACGATAAATCTGATCCGGATCCACAGCCAGAAATAATATCAGCTTTACAATCATTGGTTTAATTGTTTTTTCCAATCAAAACCACCAGCTATTTTTCTATTTCCATTTATAACGGAACCTATATGTTTTATATTTGTTTTATCAAAAGCTTCTTTTATACTATTATAAGTATTTATAATTTGATTATCTTTTATTTGTAATATAATGTAATCTTTTTTACATCTATTTATTTTATTTTGTAATTTATTTTCATCACCATCAAACAACCATATAAAATTACCAGCTGAAACTATATTATCATTTACAACATGTGATATGTAGTCTCTTTTTATTCCGGTGAAGTTTGATGCTTCGGATATAGATTCGAATTTATTTATCATTTTTCCATTTTTATCATATTGAATAATTGTTTTTTGATTTTTTCTTTTATATTTTAAAAAACTATATTTATCATAATCATCTTCATAACACCAATAATAACCAAAAACAGATTTTAATTTATTTTTACAAACTTTTGATATATTAGAGTTTTTCAAATCCACATTTAAATATTTCAAAGCATTTTTTATCGATTCAAATTTATTTAATATTTCACCATTTTTCATATCGATTTGATAAATAATCTTATTATTATTTGCCTTCTTACCTTTGTGTGATTTAGAAAGATTTTTAATATGATTTTCCGAAAATGTGATTCCAGACCTTCCAATAGATATATTTCTCTTCCATTCTTCTGATAATTTTCTACCTTTTTGAGCGTTTGTTATTTTATTTTTTGATTCTTCTGTATGTTTAAATCCAGTAACATCAAATCCACCACCATTATTACCATTTACTAAATTAAATCCCCAAGATTTTAATTGTGAAATCCAATATTTTTCCCAAAAATTCCAATTTTCAACATCTACAATATCGATAACTTCCATGACTGGTTTAATCCCTTTATTTTTCAAACTTTTAACCCAATTTCTTTTTCTATTTTTATATTTTGGTGAAGTTTTTAAATGGGATTTGTATCTTATTGACATATCTTTTGTTTTTCCACAATAACGAACTTCATTTGTTGTGGGATCTGATAATGTATAAATATATATCTTCACAATGTTAATTTATTTATGACTATATATTAAAATTTTATTCTTGTTTATTCTATATTTTTCATGTGTCCAAATACCTTAAACAAAGAATTGTTTTTCATATATAATAGATAACAAGTCTTTTTTATGCATTATAGAAAAATTTCAACAAATCCAAACTGGACAAAAGCTAAAAAAATATTTGATAAATCATTTTCAAATGATGTTATATATCAAAAAAACCCAGATGGGTTTAAACACCAATGGTATTTTATCAATAAATATGGTAAACTATATGGTATATTTAATGGTGATAAATTAATGGGTATTTGTGCTTGGGTTTATCCGGTTGATTTTGATAATTATATTTCGGTTATAGATCTTTGTGTAGAACCAAATGAAAGAAATAAAGGTTACGGTCAGAAAATATTGAGATATACATTAAGTCAGATCAAGAAATCAAAATTTAGATATATTGATATTATGATTGATACAAATTTAAAAGACTTTTTCGAAAAAAATTATTTTAAAATTCTATTTGATCATGGTGAAAAACATAACGAAAATTACAGATATTTTATGTATTATGAAAAATAGAATTTATATATAAGTTAAAATTAAATTTAGATGGATACAGCTTGTGGAATTTTCTTAATAAACAACAAAAATGAACTCTTATTGGGTCACGCTATAAATGCACCTTTTAATATGTGGTCAATACCAAAAGGACTAATAGAAAAAGGTGAAACATATATGGAAGCCGCTATCAGAGAAACTTTTGAAGAAACAAATGTGAAAATAAATTTAAATTCCAATAAAATAACACAAATATTGGAATTTGAAATGATTAAATATCAAAAGACAAAGAAACAACTTAAATCTTATGCTATTTTTACCAATGAAGATTTTTCAAAAGTTGAATTAAAATGTACATCCACATTCATTAACAGAAGAGGAGATAAAGTTCCGGAAAATGATAAAGTAATGTGGGTTCCATTATATTTTAAAGATGATCCAAAATATTCATATATACAATTACACGATACACAAGAAACTTTATTAAAACATTTAATCGAAAAATTAAGTGAATAATTTTTATTTTCAAATATTTTTCTTATATTAGTTTAAAATCAGAAATATGTCAGAAATTTCAGTAAATCTTAAATTTTACGCTGTAAGAAGTAAAGATGGTAAATGGTTAAGAGCAAAAGGATATAGTGGTTCGGGTGAATCTTGGGTTACAGATATTTTAAATGCTAAAATTTATCCTAAAATGGGTAATGCGAGACGCCAAATAACTTGGTGGTCAAATCAATATCCTGAATACGGTATTCCAGAAATGGTCGAATTTTCTATAACTACCGGAACAATCATAGACGAAAGTGATAGAGTTAAAATTTCTATGGAAAAGAAGAAAAAGAAAGAAGAGATGGCGGAAATTAATCAAAGAAAATGGAATTTAAAAAGAGCGGAAGATGAGTTAATAGAAGTATTAATATCAAAAATTCATAATGTTACAGTAACCGAAGCAAATCTACATTATATGGGAAGTATAACCATTGATGAAGATATGATGGATGATGTAAACATGATCGAAAATCAAAAAGTTCAAGTTCTTAATTTAAATAACGGTGAAAGAATAGAAACCTATATTCTCAAAGGAGAAAGAGGTTCTAACATCATCGGAATAAATGGAGCGGCAGCTAGAAAATTCTATGTCGGTGATAAAATTTTAATATTAGCATACGGAACAATGGATTTTGATACCGCAAAAGATTTCAAACCTTTAATTAAAATTTATGAATAGATATTGTATTAAATGTGGGAAAGAAATTAAATTAATTTACGAACCAGAAAAAGATTATCCACCAGAACGTTGTTTATGGGAAGGTGGTGTTGTTGAAAGAATATTCGCTGGATTCGGTAGTAAATTAGATGGAAACGAATATATAATTACAGTTTGTGATGAATGTTTAACGAGTTTTGGTGAAGTTTGTTAAGATTTGGTTTATTTGATTTTGATTTGTCATGGTGGAAATAGGGGGATATTTTATCCCCCTTTTTCTTTTATTTTAACATTATTATTGCATCAGTAAACCATCTTGGTAAATATGATGTTCTTTTTAGTATATCTGAAAAAGATGAATCTAAAATAAAAGTATGTGCCCAATCATTTTCTGATCTAACACTACGACCAGACATTTGAATAATTTGCACACAAGTAAACCAATCGTACCATCTTTTATCTGCTTTTTGTCTGGCTTTGATTTTATTACTACTTATATTTGGGTATGGCATTTTTACAATAATTTGAAACCTTGATAGGTCTCCATCTAAAGATATTCCACTTATTAGTGATGGTGAAATCATAACCGAATTTGTTTTTTCTTCATCTTCACTTTTTATCTTTTTACCTTCTTTCAAAAATTTAGTCACAATATCTTCTCTGGTTTCCGGATCATGTTTAATTAATCTATCATCATCTATTGCATTTTTTATCCAATCAGCAATTTCATAATTAGTAGTATGTATAATACCACTCTTATCTTTATACTTTTTTAAAATGTTTTTGATAATAGGAACCTGTTTTTCAAATGTTTCTCTTTTGGAATTATATGTCATTTTACCACATTTGACATAATATAAAGGTCTATTTTGTATTGGGAATGTAGATTCAAGACTATAGTAATCAGTTAGTTCTGGTTGTAAACCATTTGTAAAACAGAACATATTTTTATCTAAAATACTACCACTCATAAAAACAATATGATCATATCTTTTCCAAACATATTCATTGAGGTAATCATAACCCCAAATTGGTTCGATTATAAGTTCAACTCTTTTATCTTTTGAATATGTGATATCCAATGACCAGTTATCTGGATCTTTATCATATTTAACTAAAATATTATCAAATTTTTCGATTTGACTTGATGTATAGGAATAATATTTGAAATATAATTGTTTATTTTCATTACTTTTCAGAAGTCCTTCATATTTTTGATTTAGTACTGAAATATATGGTATGAATTTATCTTGAATAAAATCCATAAATTCCTGAACTGTTTTTATATTGTTTAAAATTTGTTCATATTTTTCAATATAGACTTGATCCATTCCATATTTTTTTAATAATTTACCACTTAATTTAGTGGATAAAAAATCACAAAAAACAGATTCAAAATCATGAGCTTCATCACAAATAAGTACACTAGCATTTCTATCTTCCAGTGTCGGTGTCGGTGCGTAAATCATAAAACTATTTATCAGATGGAAATTTGTAATTCCAATATCTGAATGAGTCCAAATAAGTTTGTCAATATCATAAGGACAATGATCACATTTTTTGAGACTCTGAATGGAATTCATTTCTTTTCCTTCCTGACAATTAAACCCTTGATGTCTTGTACAGTTATAATTGTTTTGTCCTTTCAATACTTTTATGAAATTGAAACTATTTTGGTATTGATCTTGAAGTAATTTACTGTTTGTAACAATATCAATTTTAGTATTTTCATCACCTACATAATTTTTATACCAATTTGAAAACATGATTGCAAAATATGATTTTCCACTACCCACTGGTGAATTTAAAAGTAAAAATTTTTTACCATTATTTATAGATTCTTTACATTTTTGAATAAGTTCTATTTGTTGTGGTCTTGGTTTCATTTCCATAGGAAAATAAATATCCACTTTTCCATCTATGTTTATCATTTATATTCTATAAAAAAAATTGTTATTTGTTTTTAATTTTCCAATTATTATATAGATAAATTTTTTCAATCCATTTATTTTTTAACGATTGTTTATAAACATGAGATGATTTTTTAATAAATTGTGTGGGTGTTTTATATTTTTTTGATTCATTCAAACAATTTTCATAAATTTCCCAATATTTTATTGATTTATTTGGTAATTTCCAATTCATATTAGAATAAATATCCAACAACCAATTATTTTTAATTGAATTTTTATATGCCGTAAAAGATTTTCTGAAGTTAGATTTTGTTTTTTGTTTCTTAGCTTCTTCTAAACATTTTTCATAATTCCAATAATTATTGGGCTTTCTTCCTTCTTTCATATGTGAACATAATTCATCTAACCAACCATTTTTTTTAACAGTATAATATGATGGTGAATTTTTGAAATATTCTGTTTTAGTTTGATATTTTTTTGATTCATCTAAACATTTTTCTTTTGTCCATTTTATTAATTTAGAACATCCAATTCCGCCTGTTTTAGATGAGTTTAAAACAAACCAACCATCGTATTTATATTTTTTTACATATTCACCTTCTTTAATTTTAGCGTTTTTCACATCAATATAATCAGTTAATTGTACAAGTTTTGGTTCTAAATTTGTTTCTTTAATATGTTTAAACACTGGTCCCTTTTTCATGTGTTGTAAATGTCTAATATTTAAATTATAAGTTAAACCAACATACACATAATTATCAACAAATTCATAAGAATATATACATCTATTATATAGATTTCCACATATTACAATATGATCATATGATTCTTTCATCCAATCATTATGAAGTATTTTCAAATATAAATAAAAATTATTTTTAATCAAATCTTTCAATGTTTTATATTTTTTACTTTCTTCAATACAATATTCTTTTGAATATGATTTAATTTTTAAATTTAAATGACTACATAAAATTAACCAATTATTTTGTAAACATAATTGATAAGCCCTTGGTGAATTATTATTGAATTCTGTCCTTGTTTTATATTTTAATGATTCATTTATACATTTTTCTTTTGTCCAATAATTTCTCAATTTTTTAGATATCATGTGGGAACAAAAATCATCCAACCAATTGTTTTTCTGACATTTATTATAAACACCCGGATTTTCATTAAAAAAATCAATTCTTCTATTATATTTTAATGCTTCATCTCGACATTTTTCTTTGGTCCATTTAAAATTATATGATTTTGGTCTGTTCATATGTGAACATATATCATTTAACCACCCATTTTTATAAGCACTATTATAAGATGATCCTGATTTTTTTTGATATTCAAATTTATTCTTATATTTTAATGCTTCTTCTTGACATTTTTCTTTTGTCCATTTGAAATTGTGTGGTTTCATTACAAAATAATTTCTTTTTCTAATAATCCAGATTCTTTAATGTCTTTATATATTAAGTATTCAATATATTGTGATTTATTTTCGAAATTATCTTCTAAAAAATCATAAACAATGACATCTAGTCTCAATGATATTTTTCTTTTTGTTACTGGTTTTTTCATATATGTATCTTTTTTGTAGTATATATAAATAAAATAAAGTCATATTTTTCTATTTTACAATTATTTTAAACCAATCTATAATTTTTTTATATAAATATCATGGGCAGACCAAAAATAACGAACAAAAAAAAGAGTTTATCAATATCTGTTAATATTGAGTTGGATGAAATATTGGATAAAATTTGCAAAGATAAAAATATTAACAAATCGAAGTATATTGAATATTTAATTAAAAAAGACATTGATAATGGCAAAATTAAGAAGAGTTAGTGATGGTGCTGGTGATTGTGGTTCTGATTCACAAGCAATAAAATGGAATGAAGATAGAACTTTTAAAGAAGTTGTAAGTCATAAACCGACAGTTGGTTGTTCTATGTATGTTGGTTCTGCAACAGCTAGAAGTTATCAATATCAGGATTATTGGTTAACAACGGAAGTTTTAGAGATATTGGAAGAAACCGATGATTATGTTAGATTCAGGACCAAAAATTCTGAATATGAATGGTGGACATGAAAAAACGCTGATTAACTGGTTCAGTGTTTGAAACCTTTGTACACTCCAGACCTAAGGTAAAGAGAATATTATTGTTTTCTTCTTATTCCTCTTCTGGTTGTTGGAACTTTTGGTTCATCTTCCATATGAGTATTTGTAATCCCAATTGAAGTTAAATAATCATCCATTGTTCTGAAAATTTTTCTACTTCCCGGATTCGATGATAAATTTTTCCATTCTTCAGCTCTCATAGCTGATGTCATAACAGGTTTAGGTGGAAGAACTTTTAAGTCTTTTTCATCTGGAACTTCATCTATTGGTAATTCATCAACTGGTAATGTTTCTTCTAGATTTTCTTCTTCTTGTGTTTCACCCATTTCGTGTTTTAAATCTTCTACATCCAATTCTTCATTTACCTTGAATTCATTGAATTTCTTAATATTTCTTTTCATAATTGTTTCGGTTATTTTTTCACCTTGTGGTGGATTTTCATCTTGTTGAATTTCTTCCTTTTTCTTTTCTTCTTTTTTCTTTACATCTCTACTTATTTCAAAATGATAGAAATCACCACCTTCAACAGTGCCTTTTTCCATTCTTCCATTTAAAAATTGACCTCCTTTTATGATACCATCTAAAAAATCTCCATCTAACCATCTTCCATTAAACCATACACCATTCATCCAAGTACCATATTTCCAAACACCATCTCTCCATGCACCATAAACCCATGTTCCACTAAAGAATGTACCTGAATTCATGATTAAAGTTTCCTTTAATATTTCAATTCTTACATCTTCTACTTCACAATCCAAAAACCATTGAAATCCTTTTTTAACAAGAATTTCATCAATTCTCCATTGTTCAGTAAAAGTCTTTTTATCGTACTTTAATTCTTTATATCTTTTCATTTTTGAGTTCTTTAAATCTTTTATATAACTTGATACCTTCTTCTCTAATTTCATCACTACCACCAGCCATTACATTTTCGTTACTATAATTATACCAGTGTAATCCACCACCGATACTATCAGCCAACACATATGATAAATGATTATCCATTTGTGGATATACACCATATACAGGTTTTTTTGTATCCATACTATGTTCACCCCCTCTATCGATTACATAACCCCAAATCCACTTGGAAATGTCTTTACCATCTTCCATATCCTTTTCAATTCGTTCCTTGAGTTCACGACGCGTTTTTTGGTTATCTCTAACGATTCTTCTTCTATCTTCCTTGGTTTGGTTTTCATCCCAATTATTCCATCTTATTCTATCTTGGAATTTCACTTTGTCTTGATATCCTTCAAATGTTTTTAAATATATCATATCCCTAAATATTCTTTTAAATCAAGTACTATATCTTCAATGTTACCTTCGATTCCATTATCTTCAAAATGAGTACCACTACCATGACCAGAACCCGGAACATTATAAATAAAATATACCCAATCACCAAGATCATAATCAGCATCAAAATTATATTCATTTCCATCTATTGATATTTTCCCAATGAATCCAGATAAAGGCACCTTTTGTAAATGTGTTATTTTTACATTAGGTAATTTTTCCAGTTCTAATAATTCATCTTTTGGACTATATTCATTATTTTCTATTATAAACTGTTTATATGTTTTCATCATTTGGAACCTATTTCTGATTATATATAAAAATATAAAAACAGAAAATATAAAACTTTTATTGTTCCAAGATATAAAAAGTTTAAAAATAAAAGGTTAAACATGTTAAAAGGCAAAAAATTTCAAAGTCTAAAAGACCAAAAAGTGGTATCCGTACTAGAAGAAAATGGTGTATGGGTAACACTTGATGATTCTACGAATATAAAAACAGATGTTTTCTTACAAAAATATACAGAATTTTTCGAACCGGATAATTTTTTCACTCATGATCCTGTTATGGAAAGACTAGCACAACAGTTTAATGAAAAAGTAAACATAAATACCACACCAATTGTTACCCCAAGTGGAATAGAAATGAGTGGTAATCAAGCTCCAGCTGGTATATTTATTGAAGAAACACCGGATGATATGGAAAGAAAAAAGAGGGAATTATTAAACAGTTTTCAAAATAATTACAGACCACCAGTTGTTCAAGATGCAATTGATATGAATACAATTGGAAATCCAAATTATCAACCACCACAACAATTTCAAAAAAGAGAAAGGGGAACTTATATTCCACCAGAATCTACATCAGAAGTTAAAAATTTAACTACCGGTGAAGTTATTGTTAAAGCTAATGTACAACAGGCTTCTTATTCTGAAACACCATCACAACCAGCATCACAAGACATCTATAAGACTTATGAACAAATAAACCAACAACCATCACAACCGTATCAACCACCTGTTCAACAGCCAGTTCAACCACCGTATCAACCACAAGGTCCGGTTGGAAATTCATCCAATCCGTCACCATCTGGAATGAGAACTGATTTAACACCGGAACAAGAAGCTTTTATGTTTTTCAAAAAATTCAAAAAAATTCATCCTATTGATGTTAAATTGATATTTAAAGAATTGATAGCTGATCCTACATATCTTCGTCAAACCGCAATGAACTTTGATGGTGATATTGTTAAATTCTATACTAATGAATTAATGAATAAACTTTGGGACAATCCATCATTACTTGAAAAACAAATATATGATGAGTTTAAAAAAATCATAATAGGTGAAGATGTAAATTCCGAAAAACAAGATATACCATCAGAACATAAAGAATTTTTAAAACCGGAATTAGATAAATATAATGATATTCCAATAATTATAAACACACCAGAAGAAAATGTCATTGTTCCAGAAAAAGTAATCAAAATAAATGGTGAATATGAGTAAATATAAAATAGATTTAAGATTTATAGAACAAGCTGTCAGAATAAGAAGGGATTTCTTGAGTTCACTAAAAATAGCGAACGAAAGACAAGAAGTTGTTATGGTTTATCTTGACCAATTAAACAAATTGAAAGATGATTTGGATGGTATTGAAAATAAAGAAGATCTCATATTGAAAATAGGTGAAATAGAAAAAAGTATTTTGGTTATCGAGAAAGAAATGAGTTATCACCTTCAAAAAAGAGAAATATTAGAAAACGATTCTAAAAAACTTTCTGAAATGGTTTTAGAACGTTATCCGGGTATAACAGAAGATGAAATAAAAGAACAAATATACCCTTATATAAAAGATTTGACAATATGATGGACATATCAAAAATAAATTTAAAAGATATTAAAGATGAATCGATGATACCTGTTTATTTGGTAATTAGAATTTACGATTTCAATAATTATTACATAGAAAATAATGAAATAGAATTTGATAGATTAACGGTAAACGAAAATATACTGGATATTATTGATAATGTGAATTTTGTATATTCAAAAAAATCAGAAAACGAAAACGAAATTCATAAAGTTGGATTCCTTAGAAATTTTGAAGTATATCTAGATCCAAACAAAAAAGATAATACTATTGTATTCGAAAATCAGAATAAGGATAAAGCTGTATTAGAAGTTACCCTATAATTTTTTTATTTCGATAAAAGATCCTACCTTTGTCGTAGTGAAATTATGTTCGTAGTGAAATTATGTTCTTTGACTTGATGGAGTTGAAAGGTGTCGAAACCGATGGAATACTTGAGGCGTATCACATTTGCGGTTCTTAGTAGTGAGTAGTACCATGCTAATGATTTTTATCAACAGAACTTGGTCGGGGCTTGCTCCCGTAACAAATCTAACCAATAGATGTGCTCTATGCGGACTGGAAGTCTTTGCCGTACACAATGTAGAAAATACACCACACATTAATACTGGTGCGAAACGGAATCTCCCCAGCGAGCCGGCTTGAAACAACGCGACTGGACACCCTCCATACAAGTCATTTTTTAAACAAATTGGAAATAATACAATATAAAATACAAATATATAAATTATGTGTATTTTCAGACAGGAGAAAAATCTGATAAACCAAATTGGTAGGATTTTTATCTGAAAAGTCTCAAATACACTAATATCGTTCTTTGAATATGATTGTGAAAAAAATGGATAAGTCAAAATACTCCCATTAAAGTCGGTAGTCGAAAGACACAAAGCATGGATAAGAGTTTAAAGTTTTGATAATCACAATCAACCGGGGGTGACTTGGAATAGACATGAATTCGTAATAGTGAATCTGCAAGTATCGCACTTTCTAGGAAGCGATTAATAAATTGATAGGAAAACAATAAAAGCAAATACAATTGTCGCTGAGGATATGATGAATATCCAAACAAGTGTAACTAAGGGTGTTACCCCTTTTGCACGTGTAGAAAGAGCTAGAATGGCTCTCGCAGCTTAAGAAAAAAAGTAACTCATCCGATATTAGAAAGGTTTAACGGAACAGTAAAATATTAAACCAATTGACGGTTTTTTGATTTCCTAATATATCGAAATCAAATAGTTGACAGTCCTTAAGAACTGTATAAACTTTGTAGACGATTCTTAAAATAATTTGTGCACGAGGGTTCGAATCCCTCCATCTCCACACTAAAAACCCAGTCAAATATAATTTTTTGACTGGTTTTTTTTATTTATATAATTTAAAATAATCTTTTCAATATTTTCATCATATTTTATTATCAACAAATCAATATTATTTAAAATACAATATTCGATTTTTAATTTATCATTTTTTATAATCTTTTCAAAATTTAATTTACCACCAAAATATTTTTTCGGTTGATAATGTTGTATCCCATTATATTCAATACATAAATTATAATTAGGTAAATAAAAATCGAATTTAAGTAATTTGATATTTTTACAATCATTAAATTTTTTTTCTTGTATATAATTTATTCCAAAATCATCTAATAAATAAGATATTTTAATTTCACCAGATGATTTTTTACATTTAAAACAACCATGATTATTTAAATGATTATTTGGTTTTTGAATAAAAACACCATGATGTTGACATATTATTTTTATATGTGTTTTATTATTTTTATATTCAACAAGTGAATAATCATATTTGTTTCTGTGGACTTTTTTTGCTTTTTCTATAAATTCTTCTTTTGTATCTTTATTAGTCATTCCCCACCCTTTTAAATGAGTATTTGGCCATTGTTCGAATATGATTCCATCCTTTATTATTTTTATATTTTTTTTATTACCTATATATTCTACTAATGAATAATCATATTTATCACCATGAATTTTTATAGCTTTTTCTATAAATTCTTCCGTTGTTAATTTTTTCATATGATTATTTTATTTATTTTTTCTCTATAAACATCATTCTTTATCAATTCTTGAATAATACAATATTCGACAAATTTAGATCTGTTATCAAAATTTTCATCAACCATATTCACAACATCTTGATTAATAGTCACCGAAATTTCAGATTTTGTTTTATTTTTCATAAATTCTTTTTATCTTTATATATTAAATTAAAAAAGTCATATTTATCACTTTTAAAACTTTTTAATATTTTTAATATAAAAAAGGAATGAAGAAAAAATATCCAGAAAATAAAAAGAAAAAGAAATTAACATTAACTATTAATCAAGAGTTATCAAAATTACTCGATGAATATATGTTGGAAAATGACATTTTCAATAAATCTGAATTTATCGAAAAATTGATTAAAAAACAATTAGAAAAATAATATATATTTTGTCATTAACCATTGGTTGCTTGACGTGGTGTACCACATTACCGTATTTGTGGCATAAAAAAACCAGTTGAAAGACTGGTTTTTTTATTTAAAGTAATCCCAAATTTATATTTTTTCGTAAGTCAAGTATTGATAGTTAAATTGACATTCTTCATCATATTGTATTTCACTAAAAGTAGATACTTTCCATATTTCTAAATCTATATATGGAAAGTATGTATCACCATAAAAATATTTATAAATTTTAGTGATATATAATTTATTGGCGTATTTCATAAATTCTCTATAAATACTTCCACCACCAATTATGAACACTTCATATTCATCATTAATATCATTTAAAGCTTCCGCGGTTTCCAGTGCACTTTCTATGGAATGAACAATTCTGATGTCACAATCATCCATTTTCATAGGTGGAATATTTAATTTAAAATCGTAATCATTGGATATAATGATATTTGTTCTATGTGGTAATGGTTTACCGATGGATTCATATGTTTTCTGACCCATAATAACAATATGGTTAAATGTTAAAGACTTGAATCTCTTCAAATCATCACTTAAATGCCAAAGTAATTGGTTATCCTTACCAATGACATTATTGTTTGCCACCGCACTTATAATTGATATATTCATAGGTTATTTTTCACTTAATAAGTTTTTAACTTGATTGGAAGAAACATAGTCTTTCATTTTTCCTTCTTTATCCGGAATTTTCGTTGGTTCTATCTTTTCTATTTCAGAATAAAGATTGTCAACGAATGTTTTTAAATCTTCTATTCCTTTTTTATATTCGAATGGTGGATTGTATTCATCTGGAAAACAATCTTTAAAAGTAATAACTTCTTTTAATATTACATTTTTTAATATCCAAAGTCTATTATTGTTAATAGAACTTTTAATTTTCAAGTATTCTTCAATATGATCTTTAAATCTATGTACAATATTTGGTGTTTCAACCACTTTAAGAAGACCTATAACATAAGCATCTTCTTCTTTCAATACCAATGGTTTATCTTCTTGGATAATTTTTGTTATTTCTTCTCTTTGTTTAAGTTTCCTTTTTCCTGTTATGGCGTCTGGAACAGTCAAAAAATATCTTTGATATTCTAACCATAAACAACGTTTTATTATATCACTTGGAGTAACTAAGATCTGCATTAGTGGGTTATTATTTTTTTGAATTCTATTATAGAATAAAAATGTTAAAAAGTTTTAAATAAACATTATAAGAATTGATATCAACCCAACAATTAAGGTTCCAATACCAATACCGATTGACCATTTTTGAAATTTTGATAATTTTTCTTCTTCTTGATTTTTCGTCCACCAACCCATATCATTATTCGGTTTTAAATTTGGATTCCAAGTACCATCATTCCATGTTGGAGTTGTCAAACCACTAACTATCAAAGGTTCTGATCTATTATCTTTGACATTGTAAATTTCACTACCTTTCCTATATATTGATGATCCATCTATTCTGGATTTACCAAGATATATTACATCTTTATCATTTTGTATTTCTTCTTGTGTTTTTGTAGAAACAATGGGTGGTGTTATTTTAACTTGTGAACCACCTCGTTGTGGAACCCAAATTCCATCATTACCAAAAGGAGGATTACCTGATGAACCATAAGGACCAGATGTTGAATAATTAGATGGATTTAAATTATCCATATGGTCTAAAATTTTATTCACACTATTAGCGACATATTCAGAATATTCTATACTTGAATCGATGTCTTTTGCAAAAGATTCGTAATTTTTAATCATTCTCATTATTTTTAAATGAATTTATAGTTTATATTTCCAGAAGTCACTAGAAGTTTTATTTTTCTCACACCACCAATTTAATTTTTGTTCATTTTCATTTGTTATTTGTTGAATAGATGTTTGTGAAATGAAACCCGGTTCCGGAACCAAATCAATATTTGGAATCAAATGAACAGTTCTTATAGGATTTTTTGTTTGTATTCCACCTATTTTTTCTGCAAGATATTCGACATAATTTCTACTTTCATCCATCTTTTGAGAAAGATGATCAGTATAACTTATTGATTTATCTATATTATTAGAAACAAAATCTATATATGGAACACCGGGATATCCGTTATTTCCGACATTTCCACTATTTCCGATTTGACCATTTTGACCATGATAACCTATTGGTGGTTTCGGTATTGAATATCCCATTATGAAAGTTTATCGTAATTTTTTCCATCACTTGAATAAAGAATATCATCAAATATGAAATTTATTTGTAATGTTTTTTGATTATTTTTAAAATCTGGTTCGTTAAAATCGAAATCTATTAAATTATTTATTTCTGTAACTTTAAGAGTTTTAAATTTAAAAACACCTAATATATTTTCATCTTTATCTTTCATTTTAACAAAGACATCACCAGTTGATTTGTTATTCTTTAATTTAATTAATATATCTAATGGTTGAACGATTTTTTCAACCGACATTAATTCAAATTCCATCATATTATCAGTTATCTTGTTTATATGATCCGATAATAATTTCTTTTCTATTTCTGATAAATCTTCATATTCAAATTGAACATCAAATAGATTTTTGTTGATGTTTTCCTTTGTTAAATTTTCATAAGCTTTTTTCATTTTAAATATTAATATTTTTTAGTTTACTTTTCTATATATTAAATATTAACCATAACTAACCCACGTTGGAATTCTTTCAATATAATTACCTTCTTTATCATAGAAATAGTAGTTATAACTTAAATCTTCACTATATGAACTAATATTTTCTTTTATATTTGATGTATATTGAAATTTTATATTATTAATAAGGAATTCATATGTTTTTGTTCTTTTTTGTTTTTCAAATTTTTCTTCTGCTAATTTTCTAAAATCATCTAAACAATCAGTGAACTCTTTATAAACATAATCACTTCTATAATCTAATGAATATCTTTTTACACTTGATCTCACTTCTTTTTTTGTTACAGGATCTGTTGTCATCCATTTTTCTCTCCTCAATCTCAAATTCTTACCATAACCAGAATACT